AGATTTCTCTTGCCTCAGGATTAAGTTTCTTTTATTTACTAAATAAAGTGAATAAAATTTTTATAATAGTCTATAATTTAAATAACATCCTTTTTAATGTAAATAATAATTATCTAATGATCATGCTGTACTGGGCTCCCCCCAAGTACAGCATTTTTATTTTTTGTTTTAAATCTTAAATATAATCATACTTGATTGTGCTAGTTCAATTCCAGTTAAATTTAACTTATCCCTGTTAAATTTAGCTATCCCTTAACATGTCACTTTAACATATTACTAATAGAATTAGGCACTAATGTCCACTTTAGTATAATTTGTAGTTAACTTAATTAAATGGATCTACTGTTAAATCTAATTTGGGTGTGTTATTTTCAATAAAAAAAGCCTTCGCCAATTGACGAAAGCTTTGTTCATGGTGCGCCCAGAGGGAGTCGAACCCACGGCCTACAGATTCGAAATTTTACTTTTTATAGCTTTCTATATATTCATACAACTTATTCATACCAACGCTTTATGTACTATATCATAATATAACATTCTATAGTTTTTTAACACTTATGTGTTAAAAATGTGTTAAAAGTGTGTTATTAGATCTGAGCCATTACCTCATAAATTATTTTTCGTTTATCTTTCAAACTATAATTATTATTGATAGTCAAAATAATATTTCCATCTATTTTTGAACAACTCCATTTAAAATTTTTATACTTACAATACCCCAGGGTAATTATTATGTTGTTATATATTAATTTAAAAAATCTAACTTTTTTCATTTGATATAGCCCCCCAATATTTTATCTCCTATAATTATTTGTTTGTGTCATTAACAATAGCACTTTATTTTAGCTAAGTAAAGAACATTTGTTCCCATTTTAATTTAGTTTTTGTAATATATTTCATATTATTTTATATCACACCCTAATTTGATTTTATTTGTCTGCAAAATGAGCCATTATAAATTATGCCAATTACTCCATGTTATACTAATTAATTATGTGTATCATGGAGGTATTAGTTATGCAATTTAATGATAGGTTAAGATTTCTTAGACATGATAAGGATTTTACCCAAGATAAATTATCCAAAGTATTCAATATAGACAGAAAAACATTAAGCAATTACGAGACCGGAGATAGGACCCCAAGCATATATTTAGTTGTTAAAATGGCTAATTACTTTGATGTGTCTACAGACTATCTTCTAGGTATAACAGATATCTCAACTCCATACCCTAAAAGACATAAATAGTTTTAGTTAACTTATTCTAACACTATATTTTAATATATATAAATTTAATGTTCCCCTTTTTATTTCCAATTAATTTCGTACTTGTAATATAATTCATATATTTGTATTCATTACCCTTTATTTTTTCATTAAATTTAACTTAATAATATTGTATATTGATTAAACCTTTAATGATGACTAATAGCATACTTAAAGCCTACCAAATAAGGTAGGCTTTTTTATTTAAATTATATAAAAATTAAAATTATAGCTAATAAGCAAATGGACAGATCTTCTGTTTCACCAGTCCTTATAAGTTTTGGGCCATAATACTTTTTATTGAAAGGGTAGAAAAATGGTGTGCCTGTTTTAGTGCAGCTGTCTAATAGTAAATGTATTAAATAGTTAAATCCCAATCAGGAATAGTTGCACCTAATATACCTATAAATGCATACCCTGGAACTAGATTAAGTAATGGTAAAGTAATAGCTATTCCTGCAGCAACATGGGTTTTCTTTGTCATTTGTTCCCCTCCAAAACAGTATCCACACTAGACATACTTTTGGATACTTTATAAACGTATGTTTCTATCCAAAAATATATAAAAAAGAGTACCCAGTGTATTGGATACCCTAACAACCTTTAACCCATTGATTTCAATGGGTTTATATTCCCATTTCAAATCATGATACTATAGTATTATATTAAATATTGTTTTATCTTTTCTTCAATTTCTGTTATTCCAATATATTTCACTTTTTCTTTTTTATTTTTTTCTTCAACTTCATGCTTAGTTATTATTATAAACTCAAATTTCGCTTTTCTTTCATTTAATATATTAATAATTTCATTTATCTTTTTAGCTTTTGTTCGGTTAAAAATATCAACTTCTAATATTAATATTATCCCCTCTTTTAGGATAAATATACAATCAACCTTATTCTTTTTTATTTTATATTCCCTCTCCATAAATTCTAATTTATCTTTTAACAGAATAACCACATCGGTTATAACCAAACTATGGAAGCTTGGCATTTTTTTTAAATAGTAAACCTTTTTACCCAATACTGGATGAATTTCAACCTTTAAAAATTTATTAGTACTTAGTATTTTTAATCTATTTGCAGCTATATCATAGCTTGGGAAAAACAATCTTTGCACTTGATCTATTGTTACCCCTAGGTTTTTCTCTATAAAATTAATAATATCTATATCCCTATTTGTTAATTTCATTTAACATGCTCAACACATTGTTTAGATCATTTTCAATTACTGGAACAACTTCAATAGCTTTCCTTTCAATAATACTATTTTTTATATTTTTAGTTATATCTTCATGTTCTATTGCTAGAGTATGACCTTTGTAAGTATCAAGGTTTTTACATATAAACTCTCTCTCTTTAAGTAATGTAGCGGAGTTGTCACCCATTACTACCACACTCGTGGAACTATCCTTTATAGTTAAGCTTATTCTAGTTGTAAGTTGTGCTTTAATATCTGTTGGTATACTATCTGCGGTAGGTTTCTGCAATGAAGTAATGAGGAATATCCCACTACTGCGGCCTACATTTACTAAGTTTTTTAGAAACCTTAAACATTCGGATTTTAACTTTTTTTCATCCTTACTATCACCCTTGCTTATATTAAGGAAGCTAAATTCTTCTATAACAACATAATTATATTTTAATTTGTAAGTTCCTTTTTTGTTGAAATCTTCTACATTATATATTCCTTTAGTGTTATCTATGAGAATTTCTCTCTTTTGAAGTTCTTCGTCTATAGCCTGTAAGCTGTCTCTTACATCAGATAAAGATTTACTATATGATATTACCTGTTTGCAATTTTGGAATACACCTAGATCATTTTTTCTAACTTGTAATAGGTGTATAGTAACGTTCGAATTGTAAATCAAATTAGTCAGTATAGCTAATAATAATCTACTCTTACCAGTTCCAGTATCTCCACCTATCAGTACGTGAGGAAATTTATTAAGATTTACAATTACGTTTTCTGAATGTGTATATCCAATATAAATCTCATAAGGTTTTAAATACATAGGTTCATATCTTATATTTTCAAAAGGTTTTGTTATAAAAATAATTTCTATCATACTTTTATTTTCAAGTCTCTTAAATTCCATATCTTTTGCACCTGTATTAGTAAGAAATGTATCCTTTAGTTTTTCAATATTTTCTAGCCCTATTCCATAAGGTACTCCAACCCTAAGTTTATACCCATAGTCTAGATCATTGACCTTTCGTACCCTTAAGCTCTGTTGTTTATTATTAAATAACCCAGCCTTTTCTACTATTTCTCTAAAATCACTTTTCACTTTTCTTTCTTGAAAATTATATAGCTTTAAAATACCCAATACACATCCTGTGCACGTTGCTAACTCCCAGTACATAAATACACCTCCTACATTAATGCGGACATTATAACCACAGAGAGAGAGAATATAAGAGTAATAATAAATGATTTATAAGTAATTTCATGTAATCTTTTCACATTTTCACCTCTTATAATTGAAATAATGTTTTAATATTATTAAATAAACCTGACATTAATCCTGCCACTATCCCAACTATCATTAAGATGGCTGCAAAATTTATTATTGTTGCCATATCCTGCTTTTTAGCACCTACTAATATTTGCTCGATAACTACTACTACTAACCCTACGCCACCCAGTTTAAAGAGTAAATTCATATCTAACATATTAATTCCATCTCCTTTTAATATAAATTTTATAGATAATTAATGCACCTATGCATATGAATGCAAATCTTATAAAACTGTCTATACTATTTGGTAACAATTCCAATAACCTCAAATCAAAATTACTCGGCTCTGGCATTCCATTCCCCCTGATCTAAATGCTTAATGTAAAATTCAATAGCATTTTTCACAAACTTAGATTTTTCCTCACATGACTCTACGTATATAAATAATCTAGTATCTCTAGTTTTACTATTGAAACTTACTTGAACTGTCTGTGAATCTTTCGACATCTTTTACCCTACCTTTCATTCATCCTTTAATATATAGTATGGATAAATTATAGAAAGATTCCAATATTTTAAAATATAATTTTATATTTTTGGATTAATTGCATAAAAAAAGATATGGTCTATTCTGAATACCATATCTCATTTACTGTTTTATTTAATTTTTTAGCAGTTTCAAAAGCAACATCCAATGTAGGCTTACTCACGCGTGTTTCCCAGTTGGAATATGTTGTGTGATTTATCCCTAACATTTTGGAGAAATCTTTTGAATTCATAGCATATTCCCTCATCCTGATTTCCTTAAGTCTATTCTTAAGCCCCATATAAACACCTCATCATTAGCTTATGTTAATTCCAACAGTTGTTTTTTCTTTGCATCAAATTCTTCCTGAGTAATAATAGCATTATCTAGTAAATTCTTATACTTTAATATTTCATCGGCATTAGATGTTATACCTACGTTATTATATTCTTCTACCACCTCTTGACTATTACAAATCAATTGTAATAATGATAAACATTCTTGTGCTGAGTTGTATAAAGATTTATATACGAAGCCACTTTTTTTAGTTGCAGTTGTCAGAAACTTAATATAAACTACTGGATTATTCATGTTGTTAATTGTAATCTTTATTTTCAGGCTATTGCATATTGATCTACTTTTCCTGCCAGTTACGCCACCAACAACTGCAGCTGCACCTCCCAATAATACTCCACCTACTAAAGCTCTACCTAATCCCCCCTTAGTAATGGATTCTTCATCTTCTAATAGTTCAAAATCAACAATATCACTATAGTTGTAGATTTTAGGATGCTTTTTGCCACCAAATAAACCATCAGGTATAAGCCACTTTTTTTGGTTATCATCAAATTCTATAAATGTGCTAAATTTCTTTGTAGGGATAAATGACAAAAGTTCTGACTGCTCTACATTTTGAGTAATTATTGCGGCATCAGTCTTTACTTGTCTATCAATTATTGCAATCTTTATTTCTTCTGCTGTCATCATTAAAACTGGTTTAGCTGTACGAAGTCCCCCGCATTTTTTAAAGCATTCACGGCATATCCATCCCTTATTCTTAATTGCGTTTCGGTTTAAACCAATCTCATTGTCACAAATTGAACATATTGCTTTTAAGCTAAAAAATCCCATATCACCATCGCCTCTCTTGCATTTATATTCTACTTAACTTCCATATATCCTTTTTATAAAAAAATAAGCCTATAATCAGTATTTAAATTTAACTAAATTTAATTGAGTTTTAATTAAATTTCTCCAGCCTCAGGCATAAATTTCTTTTATTTACTAAATGAACTGATTAAAATTTAATTTTTACTACATCTTCTTCTTAATCTAATTTTCTATTGCAATAAATCTTTTCTTAGTTTTATCATTAATTCATCCAATTGTGAGTGTGAAAGCATTCTTATTAAGGATTTAGCAACTACCTCTGCTTGTCGTTCTTTTAGACATTGAATTCCTTCTTTAGTTTGCGGATAATTTACAACTACTTTAATTGCCATTATACCCTCCTTTACTTTTTACAAGCCTTATAATTTTTTTCTTAAATCTTAATAGGTTTTGCTATTATCTTCATGAAACCACTCCTCAGGATATCTTATAATATGTAACGTTCTTGGCATATTCTCATTTTTAGCGACATAACCTTTTGTTTGCAATCGATCTAAATGCCCTTGTATTGTTGATGTTGATCTTTTGTTTAAAGCTGTTGCCAATTCCCTCACCGTTGGTGAGTATTTATTATCAACTATAAAGTCATCAATTGCTTTTAGGACCTCATTTTGCTTTTTAGTAATCATTTGCTCACTCCCTTTATTTAACTTAATTATAGCGAACAAACGTTCTAATGTAAAGAGTAAAATAATGGTTGTTACAATTTAAAAATAAATAGTAAATAACTTAAGTTATGGTTAAACTAATAAAAAAGAGAGGTGTCAAAAATGGCTGTAGCTCATAAAACAGTAATTAGCTTTGGACTTGTTGCTATACCAATTAGTATGTATACAGCAACTCAGGACAACGACATACATTTTAATCAATTACACAAAGAAGATAATTCGAGAATAAAATACAGAAAATCTTGTAGTCATTGTGGTAAAGAGATCACAACAAAAGATATTATCAAGGGATATGAATATGATAAGGATCATTACGTAGTTGTAACGGATGATGATTTAGAAAAGATAAAAACTGAAAAAGAGAAATCAATACAGATAATGCACTTTGCACAATTAAATCAGATCTCACCAATTTATTATGATAAAACATATCAAGCTGCTCCTTTAGCTGGTGGTGACAAAGCATTTGAATTACTACGTGCTGCACTTATGAGTGAGCAGAAAATCGCAATAGGTAAGACAGTAATGGGAACTAAAGAAACATTACTTGCTATAATTCCCCGCGAGGATGGAATATTAATCTCTACAATGTATTATCAAGACGAAATTAAAGACCTTGCTAAGAGCTACAATAAGCCTGACTTAGTAGAAGATGAGGTCACAATGGCTAAGGCATTAATTAACTCTATGATTACTCCTTTCGAGCCTACTAAATATAAAGATGAGTATCAAATGAAGTTACGAGATTTACTTGAAACTAAAATAGCAGGTAAAGAAATTGTTGCTGCTAAATCTGAAACTCCAGGTAATGTAATTAATTTAATGGATGCACTTAAAGCAAGTATTGAACAAAATAAAGTTAAGGAAACTCCTAAGACGCCACGTAAAAGAACTCCCAAAGGCGCGTAATGGATCTATTTGAAAGTAAAGATATTAAACCTATGTTGATTGGTGAAAATCAAGAAGCTTTTGATAGCCCCGACTATATTTACGAGTTAAAACTAGATGGTGAAAGATGTATTGCTTATTTGGATAAAGACGTTACAGAGCTGCGCAACAAACGAAATATGAAGATGCTTACTAAAGTACCTGAGCTTTCTAGTATACACAAACAAGTCAAACAGCGTTGCATACTGGATGGTGAATTAATCGTTATTAAGGATGGTAAGCCAGATTTTTATGAGATTCAGCGGCGATCACTTATGTCCAACAGCTTTAAAATTCAACTTGCATCATCTAAATTACCAGCCACTTTCACCGCCTTTGATATTCTCTACTATAACGATCACTCTGTAATAGGTTTACCTTTAATGGAACGTAAAAAATTGCTAGAAAAGGTGATTAAGGAAAATGAGCGAATTGCTATTTCCCGATATATAGAAGAACAAGGAATTCAGTTTTACCAACTTGCTAAGCAAAATGACCTTGAAGGTATTGTTGCTAAAAGAAAAGATAGTAAATATTATCTCGACAAGAAAACTAAGGACTGGATTAAGATAAAATATCTATTGGATGATGATTTTGTGGTGTGTGGATATATTTTAAAAGAGCATGGCATAATTAGCATTGTACTTGGTCAATATTTTAAAAAGGAATTAATATATAAAGGTCATGTTACATTGGGAATATCAACAGAAGATTTCCAAATAATAAAATCTACACCCGAAAGTTCACAACCTTTTAATGTATTACCTTCTGGAAATGATAATGCAGTATGGATTGAACCTATGCTTGTATGCATAGTAAAATTCATGATGAAAACAGCAAATGGTGGTTTGCGACAACCTGTATTTAAAGGTCTTCGAGACGATAAAGACCCTAAAGAATGTACTGTAAATTAGTGGAGGTAATTATGGATATGAAAAAAGTCAAAGAATTTTCTACGGATGCTATCTATGAGATTAAACAAATGGTAACTATTATTGAGGACCAAACACAGGAAATTGATGAATTAAAGGATAAACTTGAGGATTGCCAAATAGAGGATTTAAATGTGTATCCAAATTGTGCTACAGAAGAAATTGAATTTGATAGTGAATATGACTTTTACGATAAATAACTTTGGTATCTGGTATTTAATGTGAATAAAATTTCTATGATAGTCTATAATTTAAATAACATCCTTTTTAATGTAGATAATAACGAACTAATGCTGTACTGGGTTCCCCCCAAGTATAGCATTTTTATTTTACTGGGATTGAAAAGAGTATAGTTTTCTTTTAAAACAAATCTTATAAAAAGCGAAAAAACTATGCCACTATATAAGCGCATAGTCTTTATCTTAATTTTCTCAAATAGAAAATTCTTTGGTCCTAATATATCCATACTTTTTATTAAATACAGTTATGAGATTAGTCTCTTCATTCTCATGATATATATCAGCAATTCCACTATCAATAATTGCACCATCAATTGGAATTCCTATGACTTCCTTATTCCCAATGAAATAAACATAGTCATCCTTAACTTCAATGTCTTTAACTACAATACTTGTTTCTCGGTTATCATTGGTGCAATTAGCAAAACATGTAATGCCTATAATATTAGCTTTAAACTCTTTTATGAATGGTATAATTGGATCCATGAATTCACCCCTTTTATTTATGCAATTATTATATATAATATTTTAAAATTAATAAAATATTACTTATTCTTTATAAAATTCTAAATACTTTTATGTTCTTTAAAATTTTACAAAAAAATTAAAAAGCACCAGGGCTCAGAGCTATTAAATATGTTTACCTTTACTCCAACTTACATGAATAATATTGAAAAATAAGCTTGTCTAATTCTTGACTTACCAAAATAACTTCACTATCAATAAGGCTATCAGTAGCTAGTACTAACTTTTCTAATTTACTTCTAAGTAATTCCGCTTGCTCACTCATAATTTATTCCACCCCTCACAAAACTCACAATTTCTATAATAATACATCTTAAATCCAATTGCAACATAAACTTCTAAATTTTAGTAAAAATGGAAAGCTCCAAGGCATCCCTCAGAGCTTCTAATTATTTTCTAATTTCTATATCAATATTCTTTATAGTCTTATTCATTTTTTTCTTTAGTAAGTTACCATAAAACTTTGCAATAAAAGGAAATAAAGTTTTAAGTGTATTATAAAAGTTCAATTTTCTATCAAGTTTCCCTAATTCGGTATCATATTTCTTCAATATTTTATTTTTATAAATAACATCAGAACTATTCATTCTTAAAACCTCCCTTCTATTTATATTATACAACTAATTTTATAAAGCTTCACCTTGTTTTTAATCAGATTCTTCATTTGTTGTTTTAAAGTAAAATTGATTCGATAACAATTTTTTATTTTCTTCACTTCTACTCAAAATTTTACCATTAATTTTCATGTCGGGGTGAGCTGTTAACAGAGTATTTGTTTCTTTTATTATGAAACCGAAAGATTCACGTTCTATAACTAATTCTTCTTCCATATTAAATCCACTTTCTTGAAATTTTTTTGTTAGATCAAACTCTGTTTGTATTATAGCAATACTTTCTGCTATATTGGTTTTTTTACCTTGTAGTGTGCAGTTTTTAGTATGATACTCAAAAATATAATTAATGAATTTATCAATTACCTTTAAAATTATACCAAACCCTGTTGCTAAAATAGCTAAGCTTCCAGATTCTAATCGTACAAATTTTAGTGGTTGATCAATCACTGATAATCCGGCAACTACACATAATTTTTCGTATATATTGTTCAAATTCTTGAATGATTCAGCAGCCTCAGTTATTGTATTTCGCTCGTCTAAGAATCTTATGCTTAAAACCTCTTCACTATTTGGCTCATACCCATGTGACAAGGTTTGATTAATAGAATTTATATGTCTTACTGAGTCTATAATTTTATCGTATTCATGCAATATTGTAATTATAGATTGTACTACCTTGATATATTCTTGTGAAAAAGTTCCTTTATCTTTAATTCCTTTAAAAGCATGTATGATTTTATAACCATCCATAATTTTAGTAGCAAAATCGTCTGTAAGAATATTATCTTTCTCCAATAGTCTTAAATCTTTTAAAACCATTTTAAGTGAGCTAAAATCAATATCAATAAGGACATCTCTAAAATTAGATCCCTGAGCTTGAGTAGCATTTGTTAAATTAGCTACATTTTGAGCTGCACTTAATCCCCCTCCATAAATGAGGCTAAATGAACTAGCACACCATGCATAATGTATTGTAATAGCCTTTCTAAATCCAATTATTATTTCATCTAATTCGTGCAATGCCACCTCTTTATTGTTGTTTTCATCTACAATGTCATTAAAAATCATTTGTTATTTCCCCCTAATATCTTGTACTCCATCAAATAGCACTGTATACTAGAGCTATATTCAATGAAATATACTTTGTTTAAGAAGCCACCGTTTGATTAGTCGTCAAAGTGGTTTCTTTTTATTATTGTAACCTTTTTTACAAAACAAGACAAGATTACCAAAATATAAAAAAGCCCTAAAGCTAGATTTTTCTAACCTCAGGTCTTTAAGATTATTAAGCTTTTTCGGTTAATCTCTTTATTAATGATATACTTTTATCTGCTAATTTGGGGCTTCTTGGAGTAGGATGTAATTCTTTCAATCTTTTTTTAATTTGGTCATAGCTTTTCCCATCTTCCATCATATAACCAACTCTACCTTCAATGTCTCTTATACTATCTACGTCCTCATATGATATGTAATTTCTAATAGTATCATTCTTTTTTAACTCTAATCCTAAAAAATATGCTATTTCTTTTGCTGTTTTACCAAATAATATATTATAAATATAATTTGTTTCTGTTGCGTATGGATGATGATAGCTATCCTCTACTAAATCCCCACGAGCTATAAAATATTTAATAGTATCCGTAGTTTTTAACCTTTCCTTTTTACTCATTAATCTTAATATATATCTTTCAGTATCCTCACTACTTAGTATAAAATCTTTCATTCTAAAGTAGTCTCTAATTACTTTTTTATAAATTATTTTTGATTTTGTATCTTTCATTAAATTGATTAAAAGTGAGTATCCTTGTTCCGATAGAATATATAAATTTGTTGCATTTCCTATTTGTGCCTGAGTATAAATGCCTAGTTTTTTAAGGTTTGAAAACAGGTCATTTGAACTTGCCTGTTTTAAATCAAGTATATCAATGCCAAATTCAAAGTATTTATCGCCACTATCTAGGATTATATTATTATTAATTAATTGATTGATGGATTTAATTTTATTTTTGATTTCTTCTTTGTTGTTTGCATCTTCCACATGCAATTGTGCTATTTGTGACACAGTTAGTATTTTTTGTCCTTGTCCAAATCCTCCATACAACTCTTTAATTTTTACAGATGCATCAGAAATCATAACCTCTCCTGTGCAGGTTATCTCCCATTTTAATTGTTCATATACTTCGTTATCCATAATTCCTCCTTATTTTATTAAATTTAGGTTTGTCCTAATTATGTAATTTATAACTTAGTATACCATAAATTCTAAATTTTAAATGAATAAAAAAAGACCTCAAGGATTTCTCCCTGAGGTTAAAATAGATTATTGTGTTGCTACAATAGTTGCTACCGGATCCGTAACTGGTAAACTTTCAACTTCAATTTTAACATCTGCTTCATCTGTAACAGGATCATAAGCTGGTGCTAATAAAGTTTCAACTTGATTATTAACCTCTCCAACTACTGATTCTCTAAAATGATCTAATTGTGATTGCGTTAATGTTGGGAACTTGGCTAATAATAATTTATCAAACATTGTAGCTTTTAAGGTGCCAGCACTTGGTATTAACTTAAATAGCTGTTCTACTTGATAAAAGATTCCCTTAGCTACTAGTGCATGAGAATTATAAGTATCTACGCCTATTTTGACCGCCTCAGCCTGTTTCTTTTTACTAAGGTATGAAAACACCATTGTAATTAAGGCTGTCGTAGCAAGCCCTAGTATAGTAAATAAACCATTGAATAATATTGTAGAAATTCCATTTAATAATGTATTTGTCATTAATATTCCCCCTAAATTATATTAGTATTTTAAATGATTCAAAACCTTTAGCTTTTAACTCTGCTATTCTTGCGTTTGCATTTGCTTCATCCGAAAAACTACCTGTAATAACTCGATATGTTTTATCACTTGCAACTACTTTTGGAATAACAACTACTGGTTTAATTACTACCACTGGTTTAACTATTACTACTGGGACTGGAATATCTTTACCAGTAACTCCTTTTACAATTGCATTAGCTAACTTTGTGACATTGTATTTATTACAATCTGTTTTAGTATCACAGAAGAAAGGTTCAACCAATATAGCTGTAGCCTTTGTATATTTAAGCACATATAAATTAGTCCTTGAAATACTACCTCTATTAGTAAATCCTAGCATTGCAATTTGTGCTGCTATTCTATCTGCATAAACTTTCCCAGTTGCTGAGATATATTCAACCTCACAACCCTGTGCCACGTTAGTTTTAAAAGCATTTACATGACAAGATATAACTAAGTCTAAACTTAAACTATTTGCCTTGTTGACCCTATAGGCTAGACTTTGCGCTAAGGTTAACCCTGATTGTGTAGGAGTAATATTATATACGGTATGCCCTAATTTTTGAAACCCAGCTATTACTAGCGCCCCATATTGTCTATTTACTGTTGTTTCTACTAAATAACCTGCGGCACCAGTATCACCACCATTTAGTGTATGACCTAAATCAATTCCTATTCTCATATTTTCCTCCTCCATCTATCTATCTATTAAATAACCATATAAAAAGTCCTATAATATTACTTCCTATAACCGTAATTGCTATCCATTTAGTTTTTGTTGCATTTTCGGCAGGGAGTGATTCTATATGAGTTACTTTCTTTTTAGTATCTTTTAGATCTGCGCCTATATTATTTATGTCAACGGTTTGCTTGTCGGTAACAGTCTTTAAATTAAATGCTAAAATTTCCGTTTGAGTAGCCTTATCTAAAGTTTTAGCCACAGAGGAAGTTATACTAGCTAAGTTAGCCATAATCTGAGCTTGATATATTTCAGCCTTCCCGTTATCTTTGTCCATTTTATTTATAATTACTGAGTTATTTTCTGATTTCTCTTGTAACTTTGTAACGTCTTTTTCTAATCTATCTACTCTATAATTATCATCTGCCATTATAATTACCTCCAATTTTTTATTCTCATCATTTGTTGGAGGATATATTAAAAAATATGTCCTTCTTGATTTGCCCCCATTAAATGGAGGCATTTTTTTAACTTATAACCACCAAAGCCACCAAGGCATATATTCTCACCTCCTCGATTTTGGGCATAAAAAAGACACCCTTTCGAGTGTCTATATTGTGTTATTCAATTATTACGCTAATTACGTAGTATATTCCTATTGACATTTATATCCATTATTACGCTAAACTAAGCAATATCAACGGTTAACAACTACTAACAATTATTAACAATTACTATTGCGCAACAACTATTTCTTCATATAATTCTTGCAAACAATTATTATCTTTTGCCTTTTGAATTATTTTTTCTAAAATATCAACATGTCTTTTGTTTTCATCCTCTTCATCCAGGAGATTATATTTTTTTAGTAACATACAACGTCGAACATACGATAGCTCTACGAAACCATAAGTTAAATTTTTAAAGTTTATATTTGGATAATCTTTCAATGTTTTGCCCCCTTTTTATTCAAAGGAAAAGACACCCAAATTGGATGCCTTTATCTTCTTAATTTCTTTAATTCTTCTTTTTCTTTTTCATCTGCAATGAGTTCGCGCATTTTTGCAGAAACCCAGGGCGAAACTCTAAGTCCTAATTTCTCTGCATATATGCGAAATTCTTCGTAAAGCTCAGGTGGAATTGTAATATTAACTGCTTTTCTAGCCACATAAACACCCCCATATAAGGGGTATTATACATTAAAATGTACAAACTGTCATAATCACACGCATAACTATTTGCTTATGTGTGTTAGTACGTGTAATATTCCTAAGTAGTCAGAATATCTATATAAATTTCATTAATTTCATTTAGAAAAAGGGTAATAAAAAAGCACTCATATTTGAGTACACATCATTACCCTTTTAAATTAAACTACTGGTTCTTCTACTATCGGATTACCATATCCATCAAGTCCTATTGCGGATAAGTCTGCTAAAACTGCTTCTTTGCATTGTGGTAGCACTTGGTCAATTGTTCTTCTATGTGCCATTATTAAAGCTACATAAGCATCTATTAAAGATTGCATTGTATCACCTCCTAAAAGTAATTTTAAAAGCCAAAACCTAAGCATTATCTGCATCAAGCAAGGCTTGAACTGCGACTTTGAATTGCGGAAGTATAGTATCTATAGTTCGCACCCCTGCCTTTATAAGTTTATAGTAAGCTGTTATTAATGCATTGTCATCCATTTATACCGCACCCCCTAATTGATTTTCATAGATAGATACAGTTAAGTCTAGTTGTGTCATTTGATTACCTTGTATATCTGCTAATTGTTTTTCTAAAGGCTTTATATCTGAAAATATTAAAAAATTACCTTCTGTAATATTCTGTTCTTCAATCAAAAACTTGTCTTTATTGGCATCAATTTTAATTTGCCTATCTTCTATTGTTGTATATTGTATTTTTAATATCATAAAATTACCTCCTAATCTAAAGTAGTTGTTCCAAAGGAGAAACCAGATATAATACCACAAACTATAAAATTTTGTACTTGCGTATTTGTAAATGCGTCTGCACTCCATTGGTAAATTTGAATTAAATCTCCAGCATTTATTGTAAAATTTTCTGTATATGTTGTAAATGTTATATCAGTTTTTGTTCTTTGTGTACCTCTTGCAACACCATTAATATAAATATTTGAATAGCCTGTTAATGGGTTTCCTCCATTTCTAAAATCATATTTAACTGTAACAATACCACCAATATTTATTAATATTTCTTTAACTTTTGTTGGTGTTGTAGTAGCAGTGGGTGTTTTTAATGGACTTGACATAAGTAAAGGATTAACACCACTTGAGCAAATTAATTTATTTACTTTTCCACTTCCAACTGAACCATCATAATAACCAGATGGAATTGCTTGGTCTATTCCACTAGGTGAAATAGTTTGTCCACTTTTTACAGGAAGTAAAGCCGTTACTGTTCCACCAACTGTGTAACCAGCTGGAACAACTTTCGTGCCACCTTGTGTTGTTAATGTAGTTGTTGGACTTGCATTATTTGTCATAGTTCCTATTATATCTCCTGCATCTGTACTTGCCGTTTTACCAGTGAGAAGGTCAGATGCTATTGCGTTTCCTGAACCACCTTCACCCTGTAATATAAAATTTGTTCCATCATACCTAAGAGTATATATTCCAGTAGCTTTTAAATTTATTACATCAGTTCCATTAGATTTTTTAATACCTTTAGCACCTTTGCTATCCCAATTCAATGTGCTTACTCCTGTACTATCTATATTAAATTTTACGCTTACTGCCATTCCTACTGTGAGTGCTGAAATTGTAGGTGATGCAATTACATAAGTATTTACTGTTCCTGTAGTTGTTGCATATGGTATTTGCTTCGTGTAATCAGCCGAGTGTGACTCTGCACTATTGCCATCAGCAAAAATAACATTAGCTGCAATTGTCTTTGGGTTTATATTATCCCAATCATCATTATTTGCGTTTCTTTGGGTCATTTGAATATTTTTATCAGCCATTTTATCATCCCTTTCTTATAAAATTTTATACCAAAAATCAGCTGGAATATAGGAAGTCGGAGCACTCAATGAAGTTGTTATTGTGTTAGTTATTAAAATAACTTCATCATCAGTAATATACCAAAAGTCATTACTTACTGGATTAATAGGAGGATTGCTTCCTGTAGTGATCTTTATTTCATTATTCAATCCCATATCATTAACAAATTGACTTAATTTTGTAGGCATATCTAAAATATTTGATTTTACATGAGTATGTCCAACTAAACTTACAGCATTTCCGGTTTTATCTTGTAAGGTATCAAGATACTTCATTAACCTATCACCACCACTCGATATTGACCAGTTGTTGGTGCTGTTGCAAATAATACTTTTATGCTGTTAGCATCAATTCTTTGCCAATCAGTAATAACTGCATTAAAAGGGGTTACTGTTTCTGTAAATGTTACATTTATATCAGTAGTACCTAAATTATGAGTAACTGTAAAAGATGTTGATGTTCCATCACCTACACTTATTGAGTACTTCTTAGTAACTGTTGTAAGTCCTAAATCGGCTATAGTAACAACTACATTTCCGCTTAAAGCATGCCCATTAATTGTAGTCACTTTATCAACTTTATTTCCCAAGTTTGTAGTCATTGTGGTTGCAAAGTTAGCATCATCACCTAATGCATTAGCTAGTTCATTTAAAGTATCTAATGTTGCAGGCGACGACGCCACAAGTGCAGCTACTTTAGTATCTACATATCCTTTAGTTGCTTTTTGACTAGCTATTTTAATGTCAGAGTTAGCAACCATTGTACTATCTACATCAATATATGATGTATTGATTTTTAAATTTAAAGCAGTTTGTTGAGCAGTAGACACTGGCTTATTTGCATCAGCAGTGTTTTCAGCACTTCCTAGCCCTACATCAGCCTTTGTAGTCCCATGTGGATTAGTTCCCGTTGGGTGTACATATAAATTTGCTCCTGTAGCTATACCATCTAATTTTGTTTTTAAAGCATTAGTAAAAGCAATTTCCATAGCATCTAAAACAATTGTATTGCTATGTGCATGTTTTTTAGTTATTGCATCAGCAACATTTGTGCTCAAATTATTATCATCAATAATTGAGGCACAAGCATTTATTAAAGCAACAATAGAAATTCCGGTTAAAACCTGTCCCAAATCAATCCAAGCAGATCCATCCCATCCATAATAATTATTATCTGTTGTATTAAAATATATTTGTCCTGGACCTGGACTTGCTGGAGCTGTTGCTAGATTTTGCAGTTTAGCATTTTGAAGTTCGTTTTTATTTAAGTCTATATTCGTTATAAATTTCAATTAAACTATCACTTCCTTTCTAATTCAAGTAAGCATAGCCAGAAAATCCAGCTGTAAAAATTAATTTAAGTACATTATCATCTACATATTCCACATCTCCCGCTACTAAAGACCCAGCACTATCAACTATAGTAACACTTGGTCTTTTATTTAAATTATGTGTTACCACCCAGGTAGGTTGACTTGATAACTGAGTGTGCATATATGAGCTATCACCGTTAACAATAGCATTTGAAGTTCCATCACCAATAAAAATTTCCTTTGTATCTGTGCAAAATCCAAACTCAGCTTCTAATAAAACCGGCAAATCAACTTTTAACCCTCTTTTTACTTGAATAGTTTGTGCCAATTATTTCACCCCTTTAAGTTTCTCTAAACCAAAAGTCTATATTTGTCGGTGTAGTAGGTTCTGCTGTACCTTTATAAATTTTGGGTATTGCACTTATCTGATTTGCTAAGTTTCCAGCAATATCTCCACTAAGCGTACCTTTTACATTATTAAACCAAGTATTAAAATCACTTTGAAACTGTGATTCTATATTATCAATCTGACTTTGTTCACTTACGGTCATGGCACTATACCAATTATCAAATGTTTGTTTTTTGTCTGCAGTCCAAGTCGTAAAATCTCCATTATAATCAAGTTGTTTTGTGGTATACCATGCTTGATATTGAGTGAATATTGCGGTTGTGTCTGCTTGAATCAAACTATTTACCCAGCCACAATAAGTAGTATTCATTCTTAAATCTGTTATAACAGCTTGAGTAATACTTGTTATTCCATTACTAATTAATATATCTGCAATTCCTAGCTCATAACCATCTGCATCCCTCTGTAAAGCTAAAGCAATTGGCAAACTTGCAAATGTACCTTTTTTTATTACTGCACTTATAAGTCTTCCTACTGTATCAAATCTTATCACTACCCTGTCTGTACGTTTTAAAACACCATCAGCAACAGATATAGGCAATATTAAATCACTGTCATTAATATATACATATCCATTAATCCAAGCCTTACCAGCTTTAATAGTAACCGTCATATTACTATTAGATATAACTTGCAAATTCGTTGAAGGATTAGGGAATACACCATTTGTTATTAGACTACTAAAAAATGCAGCAAAATCCGAAGCTTTATATTTTCTATCCCCGGCTACACTATTAAAAAAACTTGATTTTTCCACATTATCACATCCTTTCTATACAAAATTTCCGCCATCAATACTTGTTATTTCCGGACTACCTCCAGTGCTGCTACTACCGGAACTAGGTTTTTGTTTTGACATATTTTTAATTTTATCTAATATCGTTGGAATGTTGTTGCCAAAAGTAATATTAATCCGAGGACCCGCCTCTTCATATACCTCTTCTACTTCTGTAATTCTAGAATCTAAGGTTAGACCCCATTTTTTACTAACATAAGTAACTATATCTCCCAAGTCGAAATCCACTTTATAAGTTAAATTACTGTTCGAATTTATAGTGCTATCAAAAGTTTGTATTTCTTTTGTTTCTACGAGTGTTTCATTGCCTTTTCCTATAAGCAAATTATTGTAATCAGTATTGCTCATTACAGTTGAGACACCATCTATATCTTCTGTATTAGCTAAACTCTTTTGGTCATTAAATACCTCGAATCTGTCAAGACCACTACTATTACCTACAGCTATTAATTTTCTTTCAGTGCCTTCACCAATACCTCCTACGAGTGCTAAATTTTTATAGTTATTTAAGCTATCCGTGTATTCTTGTTCAAGCACATTCTCAAATTCCTTAGAAAATATACATCTTGGATTAACTGATTGATTAACAGATTTATCAAGTCCTTTATATACCTCAAAATCTAACATTTTATTAGGTATATCCAAATTAACTCTGAATCCTAAGTTACTTATACTAGATAAACTTTCAATTTCATCAAGTAAATTTGCATAAGATGCCTGATAATCAACTACTTCAGTAAAACTATTTAAAGGTCCTAACATTAAATTAGGAAGGATCCTATTACTATCTACCGGAGCAATGGAGTTTTTATTTACCAGGGTCCTCATTGCTACCTCAGTTGTAACATTTAATATTTCTGTCCCCCAAATAATTCTACGATTTAAATATCCGGTAAGAAATTTACCTTTTACAACCAATATTTCCTTACCCTCAGCATCTTGTTTTAAATTTCTATATTCAATGTATCCCGCCTCAGTATCCCCTTTTTTGTAAATAATATTTTCTCTAGATAATAAACTTAAACTTTCAGGAGTTAATGCACAATTCAATTCAAACTCACCACATTTTAAGTATCTGCGGACCCATCTTAGAGATGCAAAATTATCAATTATTCCTTGAAACTCCAAATTCCTATTAAATATATATAACTCCATCTATTACACCCCCAAGTATTGAGGTTGATAATAAATTGATACTTCTAAGTTATCTAATCCAGAACTTGCATCATATCTCATAAGATTATCTCCAGTCTTTAATTGGAGAAATGTGCTTTCAAAATCTATATAATTAAAAATATTAGTGGTTATTCCATTTACAGTGGATTCTATTTTTTTAGCACCAAAATAAGTTGATACTGTAATTACTTCACCCGCTACCATGCCTTTAGTGATTCTTATAAATTCTCCTGTATTCACATTCAATAGACTTGGATTGGTAAGCGTTGCAAGTGCTTTAAATTCAACTCTCATACCACATTCAACATCTCCGGTATTATTTGTATTAACAATTAGACTTGGAGCTCTATACCCAAATTCTATGCCACCATCAATTAATTCTAATCCATCCGATCCATCTTCAGAAAAACTAAAACTTCCTATCCATAGTGCGATTTCTTTTTTAGATTCTATTAAATCCGTCCAGAAAGGATTATTTGCAGTTAAGCTTATTAGACCTTCAGAGGCTGAACTATCAACATCAACAAAACAAGGAATTTTATTTAAAATACATTTTACTTTTCTTTCTTTTACACCATCTTTATAAATTAAATATCCTTCACCGTTCTTTGGATTGAATATTCTATTCATTTTAATTCTAAGATTTATTAATTCTTCTTCTGTGCTGCAAATTAAACCAACTTCTAATGTAATATCCATTATGTCTAACGTATTGCCTAAGTAATTTTTTCCATCTTGACTCATACCCTTAGAGTTATAAATATTTACACTTTCACTTTGTGTAAATCCTTGTAATACTAAAGGGGCTGAATTAGTTAGTGTTAACTCATCCCCCAAGGTATTCATATATGTTAAAGTTCTCAAATTTTCACCCCCTAAAAATTAAATGCTAATTCTTGCAACGCTCTTTTGTTTTGCCTTGCTATTTCGCTTGGACTTAAAGCAGTTGGACTATATATATTAACCGTTTGGGTTATTCCTTGCTTAGTATTTGATGTATCGACACTATCTTGTGTATTTTTTGTGCCTATACTTGTTATATTGGCATTAGTATTAACTTTCATATCACCAGTCAAGGATTTAATTGAGTCTATTACCTTAAACTTATTGGCATCTATACCTTTTGCCATTCCATTCATGAAATCAGGCATCCAACTTTCATAATCTGTGAGTGGTCCTTCATCCGGCACCGAGAAATGCAAGAAACTTTTAATTTTATCAGCTACACCACTAACTGCACTCGTAATACCACCAATCATACTAGTTATCCCATTAATCATTCCTTGTATCATATCTTTTCCATAACCTAACATCTGTGCTGGAAGAGCTTTCAAAAAAGCAATTGCACTATTAAAACCGTTTTTAACTACAGTTCCAATTGTGCTCATTATAGAACTTATACCGTTTTTCAATCCATTAAAAGCGTTTGTTCCTAAGGTTTGTAATGTTCCAGGAAGACCTTTAAAGAAAGTAATAATACCATTAAATATATTAATCCATCCATTCACTGAGCTTGTAACGATGGAAACTATAGCATTTTTTAAGGCATTAAAACCATTTGATGCTGTAGTTTTGATGCCATCCCATAATGAAGATAAGAAACTTTTTAACCCATTCCAAATATTTTTAGCACCTTCTACAATTCCAGTAATTAAATTACTTATCGTAGTTTTTATAGATGTCCAAACATTTGATGCAGTAGTCTTAATACCATCCCATAGATTGCTCATAAAGGTTTTAAAGCCATCCCATAATGTTTTTGCACCATTAACTATATTATTAAATGCGTTGGTAAGAGCAGTAGCTATTATGCCAATAATACTACTAAATATTTGTTTTATTCCATTCCAAATTTCAGAAAAAGAATCTTTAAGTTTATTAAATATTTTTACAGCATTATCTCTTAATTCCCCAAAATTTCCTGTTACTAAATCTAAAATTAAAAGAATAGTACCTAAAAATATAGTTTTAATTGCATCCCACACACCAGTGAAAAATGTTTTTACTCCATTGAATATCCCTTTTATTCCTTCTATAAGAAATCCAAATTTATCATTTACAAAAGTAACTATTGCAGTTACGAGATTTGTAAAAATAGTTTTAATGCCATCCCATACATTTGAGAAAAAAGTTTTAATTCCATTCCAAATATTTTCAGTAGTAGTTTTAATAGAAGTCCATACATCACTAAAAAATGTTTTTATACTAGTAAATACACTACTTACTGTAGATTTAATACTATCCCATGCACTAAATAAGAACGTTTTTATTGTTGCCCAGACTTCAAGCGTCTTGGCTTTTATAACGTCCCAATGTGTTACTATTTCATATATGCCAATACCTAATAAAACTAGAGCAGCTATTATCAAACCTACTGGACCCATTGCAACTTTTAAAGCTACTCCAAATGCGGTTGTTGCGACGGTTGCAACTGTAGTGGCTACGGTAGAAATTCCTGTTGCTATTGCTCTTGCTTTATCGGCTGCAATTAATAGCCAAATTTGAACAGTTTCAGCCATATCCAAACCCTTTTTTACAAGTAAAATACCATTATGGACCAGTAATGCAGCACTCGTTATGAGTATATATCCTTTATGGATTACCCAGGCAACACCTAATAATTCAAGACCAGTTTTTATTAATCCTAGATTATCTCTGATAGTTGTTATTACATTACCTATAATTGGAGCTATTGTCTGAACAGAACTGATTATTCCATCCGTAGCTGTTTTTATTACGCTTTGTATCTTAGGCATATTATCATTAACCCAAGAAACTAGTTTCATAAAATAAGGCAACACAACGGTTCCAATACTTTGGCCTAGACCTTCCAAATTTAATTTTGCAACTCTAACTTGATTTGCAAAACTTGTACTTAATGTCTTTCCAAAATCACCTTGTGCATCAGCGGTTGTTTTCATTAAATAATTATATCTAAGTGTTGTTTGTTCTCCTTGTGTCATCTGTGCGTATGGTTTTTTAATACCTTCTGCCAGTGCATAGGAACTTAAATTAGCAACACTCATATTTATACCCAATGCTTTTAATGGCTCTGTCTCCCCACTAATACCACTACGTAATTTCTCCCACATATCCTTAGTATCAACATTATAGAAAGAGGACATATCACCTGTTAATTGAACTAAGTTTTTAGACATATTGGCACTAGAGGTTTCACTTACACCACTGCTCTTAAGCATTGCTCCCATAAAGCCAACCCATTGTGTACTTGCTGTTTTACTTATTCCAGCACTTGAAGCGGTTGTACTTGCCCACGCTTCGATAGCTTTACCACTAGTTTTAAAAGTTGTTTCCACAACGTTTTGTGCTTCACTTAAATTGCTTGCACTTTCTGCAAAATCATATGCCTTTTTTATTAAACTAGTAATTCCAAGGCCTATTCCTAAAGTAGCACCTAATTTTAATGCGGAACTACCTATTTTACCAAATGCAGTATCAAATATTGAATTGGTATTTTTCGCTTTTTTATCAAAGTCATCAAGTTGTTTTGTTACACCATTATCTTTTAACAATATTTCACCGAAGAGCTCAAAAATTTGCATTTAGCTACCTCCTTCCCTGATCCATAGCCTTTATTTTTTCAGCTTCTTTTAATATTTCCGCTACATCTAATTTTTGTGGTGTTGGAGCAAACGCCTTCTTTTTATAATCTTCAAAGTTTGTATAATGTTCCGAATCCATATTCCCATAATCTATTAAGTATTGTTTATACAACTTATCCTCAGCATCTTTTAAATAAGCACCTCTGATTTGTTCAAGGCCATCATCTATATCCATATCCATAATATAATTCAAACTATTATATCTATTTAACAGTAAATCTAAGCAGTCAACATCATCTATTTGACTGCTGTAGATAAAAAACTTCCTACACCTTCTTGACTCATTAACTCCTTAAATAAGCTTATCAATTCTGTTAAACCCAGATCTTCAATTTCTTTAGCAGTTTTTCCAGTTAAATCAGCCAAGAGTTTATTTATTTCCTTTTCTGCAGATCCAATATTTTCAACAAATATCATAAGCAAATCTATTTGCATTGCTTGTTCCGCTTTAGCCTTATTTTCCTCCGTAAGTCCAGTAACATTTTTTGATACTTTCTTAATATCTTCTTTCACGTTCATCTTTTTTAAAATCCTACTCAAACTAAATAAATCCGCAGTTTTTAAAGTTCTCATTAATTTATACCTCCAAAATTTTAATAGAAAAAAAGCACCCTGTTGAAGGATGCTTTAAATTAATTATTTATTACTGTAGTTGCTGGGAATGTTGCTAATGCGCCACCACCAAGTGATGAAACTTGATTTCCAACTATATCAGATGAATTATATGCTATTGTAACCGCTTGCCCTGAAGTTGGTTCAGTAGTAAGAGTAATCGCTACTATGCTAAGATCATTTACATCTCTTACTGCAGATGTTATTATATTTGGTTCACCAAGTACAGTAGCTACAAAATTTACGACCGGTACAGTTGTTGCTATATTATCATTAAAATCTAAACGTATTTTCCCATTACTAATTATAGGATTAGATACTAAATAAGGGGCTGCTGATCCGGTTGCTTTTGGGTATCGAATTTCGTAAGGCAAAATAGTTGGAGTGAGTGGATCAATTGTTCCTGTAAATGTAACTGGAAGAATATTATCACTTGAATCCTTGGACGCAAATTTAATACCATCACTCGATAGAGCATTTTTTAATATAATTATTACTGGCTTTGATGACCCAGAAATCTTTCCCACTATTGCTATATTATCTATGTAATCAGATAATAATATTTCTGTTTTGCCTGTGATTATATCATAGCTTGGGTTTGTGGTTGTATCAACTGTAGCCATAAGTGCCATCTTAATTATATCTGTTGTTAACTCTAAAAAGTTAACGAGTAAAGTTACGTCAGTTGAAGTTACTCTTGTTAATCCTTTTACTACACCATGAAGTCCATCAACTTTTATATCACGTGTAACTGATTTAATTGTGAATGTATTTCCACCACTGGTTGCACCAATTAGTGCTTCATTAGCAAGCCCATAATTTTTATAGACTGCGCCAGCATCAATCATAAGATTGTCAGGAGTCTTAGTTGTAAATCCTACTGTATTTGTACTATTCATATTTGTACCTCCTATTATTTATAATAAACTGTTACTAAATATCTTAATTGCCTTCTTTGAATATATGGAATAGGGTCCAATAATTCTAGCCGATATGGTTTATCCCTATTTATTGATGTATTCATAATTGCATCATTATGTTGAGTTCTATTTAATGATTTATGGATGGCATCAGTTAACCCCTCAATTTCTGTAATGTCTGTATCCTTATCATCCCAAATGTCTATAGTTAACAAATTATTATCTGAAAAACTATTATTGGGAAGAATATTAGGAAATTTAATTTCTGCATAGGGGTAAACTTTAGCCACTCCCTCTTGATCTGTAGGGTAGTGGCCAACAAATGTATTTATAATAGACTCTATTTTAGAATTAATCAATGCATAAACTTCTAGCATTATTTACCACCCATTTTCTGTTTATAAATTCTATTAGCTACCAATGCCAACTTTGGTATAGAGTTCATTGCTCCAGGTTCTAAATAAGGTTGTGCCATTTGCTTAGAACTACCTTTTTCAACGAATAAACCATAAGGAGCATCCTTAGTTACACCTACATAGACACCAACGTCACCATCCATTACCTCATCAACTATACTTTCACGTAAAAAACCAGTTAGAACAGGGCATAAATTCTTGGCTTCTCCTGTTACTAAAGTTCCAACGCCTATACAAAATTCCTTTTTACAGAGTTTCATTGCGACTAATACCGCATTTTTATAACTTTTATAAGCCAAAAAGCATCACCTCCATATATTCATCGTCCCAAGGAATAGCTTTAACTTCTAAACTTAATGTTTTATCGTATTTATCAATATATTTAATAATGGTTCCTATTTTAATATCTTTATCAAAATAGTCTACATAAATTCGCTTATTAACATCTATGTCATAACCATAATTTTTAAATAGTAATGCCCGGCTATAAGGTTGGACATCACACATTATATCTTTTACCCATGCTAATACACCTGGAATAAATATACCATTAACCTTAGTTCCAAGAGCCTTATTATATATACCTACTTTATAATTCTTAAGCAATTGGATTCACCTCTTTGCAATGCCTGACACCAAGCATTTTGACATAAGGTGGAGGTAATAAAGCTTTTACACTTTCAGATAAACCAGTAACATAAGTTCCACTACGACTACCCTGTCCAAAAGATTGTAGCCCTTCATTCCCTCTCTTATTAACACATAAAGTTACATATTCAATAACTGCATCATCATAGCCAGTAGCATCTGTTATTAAATCATTATTCATATAAGCTACTATTAAAGTTGTTGCTTTCCTTATATAAATACTTAATAAATTTACACTAACATTAGATCCTAATATTTCTTGTAAATCTTCAATTACCATAATTACCTCCCGCTAAAAATAAAAGGGAAGGAAATTACTCCTTACCCTTTTTGGCTGCCTTTTCTTCAACTTTAGGTGCTACTGTTTCTGAGCTAATATCTTCTAGAAATTCTTTTCTAGTACATTCAGTATATCCTCTGGTTAATAATGTTTCTTTTTCTTTCTCAGTTTGTACAATTTTATGGACATTAAGTTTTTTAAGTTCAAACATTTAAGCTACCTCCTAAACAAGTGTCTCTTTAATATTTACTTTTAATGTTACATACTTATTATCCATGATAAACAAATCATGATATTTACGATAATCTAATTTCCAAGCTACTGCATTTTGGTTTGTGTTAGGATCAAAAATTCTCATTGTATCTGTCTTGCATACAGCAATAGCAGTATTTTGCGCCATGATGATCCAGTTTATATTTTTTGCATCTACAGCTGGCGTAAATCCAAAGTTAGTAGAACCATCTGCAAATACATAAGCGGTTTTCATTAGTGCACTTGGAACCTCAATTATTGGGCATTTATCAATTTTAGTTACTTCAAGATCAAGATTTGCACCAGTTGTCATAGTACCAGGTTGCATGCAGCATAATCCACCAACTTGTAACTGTTTAGTAATTTCAGAACTATTTTCTAAAACATTGAGTGTAAGAATTGACATTACTACTAATAGTTGTACACCAGTTCCAATTACATCCTGAACTGATGCAATATCCGCTCTTATTCTAGTAAGAATATCAGCTATTACTGGAGTATATCCATAACTAACACAATTACCAGCCTTTGCTATAGCTAATGTTGCAATTTTACTAAGCCTAAAAGCATCAACTTCTGGAATAACTTTTACCCTTTGAAATTCTCCCATTAGGTTACTAGCTGAAGCTACAAAATTTGTTTCATTTACATCTTGAGCGTCTAAAGTAAAGCTAGTTGCACGATCTTGTCCCATAACAAATGGTTCAAACTCTAGTGATGCAGCGCCATTTTTAAATCCTGTAGTTCTATCATAGTCTCCCAATCCATCCATATTTAGTTTGGGAACACGGACCGTCTTTCCTCCATTATAGCTTACTAATCCGGCATTACCTTCCATAAATCCTGTAACTGCTCCGGCTACTACTTGTTTATCTAATTCCTGTTGAAATAATTCTGCATATGCTAATACGTTTACTGGCATTTATATTACCTCTTTCTTTTTATAAAGTGCTTTTTAAGGAAGCCTGAAACCTTTATTTCATCCACTTTGCAATATCTGCCCTTATTTTTTCATCCCCTGTTAAAGTTGTTGTTTTATCAGGAGGAGTATAACTATTACCTTTTGCAAATTCTAATTTAATTGCTTCATCATGTGCAGCCATAGTTGCCATTAATTTCTCTAAATTTTTATCTGTTGTTTCTTGATCTTCACCAATAAAATATCCAACTAAATCGGCTGGAAGTTTTTTCTCAGATGCATACTGTAAAGCCTTATTAGTAAGGTCCTTATGTGCGCTATCAGCTAACATTTTAGCAATGGTGGCATTAGTTACAGCATTCGCTTTCTCCTGCTCTGATTTATATTTCGCGAACTCAACATCTTTAGGATCCGCTTTTGGGAATCTCTTTGTAACTTCATCATCAACTAGTTTTGTTAAATTATTAGTTTTCCAAGTTTCTAAGCCTTTTGTTGAATGTTTATCTTTTTCCGAATCCATGAAACTTTTAAAATCTACATTAGTATTTGTTAAACCTTTAAATACCTCTAAAGTCGGTTGGACCTTTAAACTATCCATATAGGTTTTTACTTCATTTCCCTCTACATTGTTAGTTGTTAAATATTCTTGTACCTCTGCAAAATTTTCTATTGGCATATTAATAACTCCTTTTGCCCCTATGGACTTCTTTTACAAACCCTAGACGCATTTTATTTTTGGGTATAATAAAAACACCTATAATTAAATAAGTGCTTTATTTATTATTTGTTCCTAAAACTTCTCTTTCGATTCTGTCCTCTACTCTCCTATTCATCCACATTAAAGCTTCTTCAACATGCGTTAGTGCAACCGTATTATCCCTTGATGCAAATGCACCCTTTTGAAAACATTGTAGCCTATGTCTTACTATTTCAAGCAGATCAGTGTCAAGCACACCATGTATTGAACCTTCTAATTTTCTGGCACCATTTTGAAGTTGAATTTCTGTGTGAAAAACCTTTGCTTCAATTGAATCCTTATCGATACTAGATATTAAATATTTGTGGTTAGCACCACCTGCACCTTTTTCATCTATTGCATATACATTGTTTAATTTTTCTCTTTTTTGCATTGTTGATAAATGTAACATTACATCACGCCTTTCTTATTTTTGGGTATAAAAATAACTACTAACATAAGTTAATAGTTTCTTATTTTAATTCATATTGCTTTATTGAAAAACATTTACCAAACCACATATTCCATATTGATACATACTTTTTATCGTCTTGGCCATAAGTAGTATCATACTTAAGAGGTAATAATTGTTTTAAATACCATAATAGCTTATTCATATCATTCCCACCTTTCTTATTTTTGGATATAAAAAAAGTACCCTTTACGGATACTAAGTAACTTTATTTAATTTCTTTTGCTCTTTAGCTAATTTTCTAGCAGTTGACTCATCTTTTACCTTTTGCATTGATGCATGAAGTTTAGCTTTAGCTTCTACATTCTTTAACTCTGCGGCAGCTCTTTTAGAACCGGATATAATTTTTGCTGCTTTAGCTTTCTCATTCATATTAAGGACCTTATTATCCCATTGTTCTTCTTTTGATATAACTGGTATACCATCTACTGAAATAATATTCTCTCTTTTATTTTCTAAATGATTTCCACCACATATAGGGCAAACTTTTTTCTTTCCAAATATAAAATAGAAAATATAGACAACTCCACCAACTAACCATAAACAATTGACTAAAAACCATCCTATACTAAACTTCTTAGCTGGCATTACATTTTGATTACAACTTTCGCAATATTTCATAACAACATCACCTTTCCATATATTACTAAAAGTATATCATATGTTACGCATGATGTAATTATTAATTTATATTTTTATTTTTCAACCAATCTGCATAATTAGTATAATCAATTAAACTTTTGGTTTCATTATCCTTACGCTGGGTAGGTGTCCATCCCTCATAAGGTATATTTATAAGGCAACATCTACAATTTGGATGTAATGGTGGTTCTGGATGGTCTTCATCTATTCCCCAAACAATTCCATCTAAGTCAGCATCTTCAGGAGCAGTAAGCATATCTAAAGTAGCTGACCACATTACTTGCTTAACGCCTGTGCTTTTACCAATATCATAACTAGCTTTGTTGTGTACTCTTGCATTTTCAGTATTAACTAACCTTTGACTCTGATAAGCGGTAACGTTAAAAGTGTTTTTAATTTCCCTCGCTACTTTATCAATTGTTGTTTTACCTTGCATAGCATCAGTTAAACTAGCCTGTAATTTATCAATCATATCGGCTTTATTTTTCCAAATTCTATCAGAAAATAACTCGCCTTTATACTTTGCATTTACTGCACTATCAACAAATTCTTTTTTTAAAATATCAAACTTTAAATCAGTTTTAAACCCTGAATCTATAACATAAGCATTTTTATAATAAGTATCTTTAAAAACATTTTCCAATATGTCAGTAACTTTATTTACTTCATCAGTGCCTAACTTTTTTCCCATATCCTTTAGTATTGTTTTGACCCCTATATCAGCTTTCTGCAAAGCATCCATTTTCAATAATCCATCCATACCATATTCAATAAAGATTGTTCCCAATAAAATATTTAAGGTATCTAATTCAGATTTTTGTGCTGCATATACTGGCTTCATTTCTTCATCAGTATAGGCTTCACTATCAATCTTGATTTGTTCTATCATTTTACGATATTCTTCGTTCATTACTTAATCACCACCAATGGATCAACCACTACAGGAGGATTTAATAAACTATTACCAATACTATTAACTTTAGTTTCAGCAGCTATCTTTTTTAATTCTTCTTTTGCATTATCTACAAAGCTCAATTGAGCAACTGCAGTTTCTGTACTTAATTTAGGACCAAGTTGTGCTATCATCTGCGCTGCTATGAAATCGTCACTTGGAATATTAGGTGTATATTTTATTTTTATATCCTTATAATCATATTTTGTACTTTTTAAATTATTAAAAAAATAAAATAACAAACGAATCCTTTTTTTAATGCAATTAGACAAAGCCCTCTGATTAAGCTTGCATTTTTCTTCCAGTGAAATTAATTTAGCCCTTAAAGCCAGTGAACTCGTATTTGAAGTAGCCTTTTCATTGGTATCAATGTGTGCAGCAATCTTATACATTAGTTTCTCTAAGGTTGTTAAAGTATTTTGAATAAAAACATCATTAATTTCTTTAACCAACCACTTTGCATCACCATCACCTTTAAATTGAATAATTCCTGATTTCTTCATTTTAGGTAAGTCTGTTTCATCTACCTGAGCATTTTTAAAAGCAAGATAAGCATTTCTAAACTCTGTTATCTCCTGTGAAATATCGCTTAAATTAGTTTCGTACGCGTCCTGTAAAGTTTTTATGTCATGATATACTGAATCCAACCAACCTTCTTCGCTTAAATCAGCGATTCCCACAGGAACTTCTCCAAATAAATGTGATTGTCTTGGACTTCCAACTATCTCTGTAAATGTTTCATCACAGTGTATTATTTCACTATCGGTATAAATATCAATATACATTTTAGGATCAAATTTATCTCTAAATATATGCAAGAAAAATATTATATCCCCACAGTTATCAGTAAATGCAAACCCATGACGAGGTGAAATTACTCTACTGCAAAAATCAGCATTCTTATCTAAGTAATATAATTCATAGGCAGTAGAATATATAAGCATATTCTTAGCTAGGTTAGAATCATGGTCTTCCTTCCAGTGTGCCAGATTATACTTCAAAGTATCAACTATATTATCATCACTGGATCTACTTATATAGGTAATATCATTCCCTACTGAGTAACTAACTTCTTCTTTTATAAATCGTTTAACGAAATTAGTATTAATTCTATTATTAAATCTATCATTAACAAAATTATAATTTCCAGCACCTTCAGCATCAATAAAATTATCAATCATAGGATCATCAAAAGCGCCACCTTGTGTGGCATTAAAAGATTTTCCAGTATCAGTTATACCGCAATAGTAATAATACATTTTTTGATATATATGCCACTGCATTTGGAATCTAGCAAATACCTTTTCCAGTATTTCTTTATTCGATATTAAATCAAACAATTTTATCACTTCCTTTCTACTGACCTATAATAGTTATATTCTTTTTAATCCGAATTCCTTTAGACGTTCATCTGTGAGAATGCTAAAATCTAATCCATCCGTATAAAATAAAGCCTTGCACCTAAATGCTCCTCTAAGGCTATCAGCTATATTTTGCATCTCATCCTCGCATATTGGTTGCGAACATTTAATAAAAATAATATCATTTTCTTTAGGACTTAATTTATCTACTTGAATTTTAATTTGATTATCTAGCATTTTATTACCTCCCAAACAATTTATTTTTATCCATAAAACTAACTTTATATATTACTTTAATATCATTTATTCTATTAGAAAATTCTGCGGTTATATCCGGTGCATCATCATGTTCTGAGAAATTCTGTCCCGCAAAATCCATTATTTGATTTTGGAAGGGAACATCTTCAGAGTTAAATATAATACGACCATTATTAACATCAGAAACTATAGTATTAATTTTTTCGTCTTTGTTCTTTTGCTGCATTTCATTAACATAAGTGAAATCTCTTAGCTTAAGGACCTCATCCAAAGCTATTAATTCTTTTATTTTAACTACATCAGCCCCACTATAGGTATTTTTTTCAATACATATATGTGTTATATCCGTATAATCAGTTAAAAGTTTAAGTGTATGTTTCATATACCCATCAAACTCAACTTTTAATATTTCACCTTTACGAACATACTTAAAATTATTATCAGCTAAAGAACCAACTAAGAACCCATAAAAATCTTCTTTTTTCTTATTCTTATTATCAGTTCCAGCGGGATCCATACAAAGCATAGTTTTAATAAATGTATGGTCCTCAATTTCTATAGGTGTTTGAGTTACTATGGATTTAAAGTTTTTAATACCAATTTTACTGGCATCATTTTGTAATTCTTGTTTAAATCCAATTTCATCAGTATAATAATCTATTGCCAACTTCGCACAATTCCATTTATCAGGCCATGAAATAGGATATTGCATTTCAGATTCATGTTGATAATAAAACTCTATTGCCGCTGCTTTGGAATCTTCATATATATCACTAAAATATATTTTCTTGAACTTTTCCCATAATCCTGTGGTATAAAGTTTATCTATATCATCAACTAGGACTGCTTTTCTAACAATAGATGTATACTCCTTATTTTTAAGAATCCGAGACATAAAACAATCGCGGTGAAGAATAGTTCCTAATACTATAAATTTTGTGGCCATTTTGATTTTTACACCATCACGATAAACAGCCTCATCACCCGCAAACTTTGCATCATCCTGCCACGTTCTATATTTCTTTTCTCTTGATTCAAAAGTTATAATATCTGACTTACCTTGATAATCATCAGCTATAATACAAAATGGCCTATCATTTTTATACTTTTTACCACGGATAGAAGAGGTAGACGATATTGCCTGTATCTTTGTATGATTAGTAAGCTCAAGTTCTAATTTATTTACAGTATAATTTCTTGTATCTATTAATTTTCCAAAACCTTTTATAATATATTGATTTTCCTCAAATGCTTGCCTTGTTGTTGCTATAAAGTCAGTGGCATCCTGTTCGACCTTACCACATACGAGTGTGTAGGGCGATATTTCATAAGCATGAAGCCAAGTAGATACTGCAAAATCTAATATTGTAGTTTTTGCACTTCCTCTAGGCTCTGCAGCTGCAAACTTATCAAACTCATCCGTTATGAATATTCTTTCAGCCTGCTCCCATAACTCGTAATGTATTGGCGCCAATTTTCTAGCAACATTACCAGGCTTAGGTGTAAATGTGTCCTGAAGAAAGTATTTGCAGAAAAATGCTACTGACCGCTTACCTACTGACCAGGCTAGACCATGAAACCCAAATAGATTATTATTATTTTCATGCATCAATTCGCTAGCTCTAATAGAACCATATAATTTTTTTAAGTATTGGAACAGTAGTCTCCTATTTTCTTTACTTTCATCATAATCCATTTTGTCACCTACCCTAGTTGGTTATTTAAGTAATATCCATAAGTTAATTTTCATATAAATTAAGTCTCCGGAGATAATTTACACAAAGGAGAGTGGATATACAAATGATAAATCGCTGTAAGCCTATATCTTGGGAACTTCAAGAAATAAGAGTTATGCTATTCCCCCCATTTATAATCTTTACTATTAAGAAAAAAATGAAGAAATAGTTTAACCCAAGTAAAAAGTTTTAATATTTGCTTGCATTGAAATTTAACATTTATTAAGATGCCTTTTATTAGGTGTCTTATTTCCATCCATAAAAAAGGAGCCCATTTAAGAGCTCTTCATTTCCGTTACTTATACAAGCTAATTACCACTGCAATTAATGATATTACCAAAGCACCGCATGATACAAAAAGTGCATGCCTTTGATATTTCACCTCTGGTTTCTCTTGTCTTTCTTTTACACCCAATTTAAATATCCTTGTCTCATTTTTTATATATTCCCCTGTGCTCACTAATATATCTTGTTTTAAATCCTCAGGTAATATCTTTAACTTAGTGTAAAATTCCATCCTACCAGTAATAAGTTGTTTGAAATACTCATTATTGAATAAATCGATGGATTTACTAATTGATTCGCACATAATGTCTACTTCAGAAATTCTATACCGTATGTTCATCTCATCCTGTTTTTTATACAATTCACTAAATGTGTATTTTATAAATTTTTCAACTTCGTCTTTATAGAATTCATTCAATTTTTATAGTAAAGCTTTGTTACGTGTTCCATTTACCAGAAAATCACCCAGATTAGGAACTATAGATTTTATCACAGATATATTGAATTTCTTTTTTTCATCTTCAATTTTTTTATTAGCAATCTCTATAATATTTTTACTCTTTCTCAATTTGTAACCCCCATTCCATATACTTGTTTCTATACAAAATGAGTGTTTCCTCTATTTATCGTACAAATTAAAACAGATATATTATCTCCTCTGAGTTAATGCCCCTTTATGTCTTATATAACTAGGGTGCTTCATACAATCATTCATATTAAATGAATTATCTAATATAAAATCAAGTTCCTCGCAACCACGTTCCTTATTACATTTGTTGCAAGGAGGACAAGTGCAAACAATCTTTCCATCTTTCCACTGCGTATATAATGTTATTTTCATATACCACCCCGCCTAATTAATTTTCTTTGGATATAGGATTTTTCCAATTTCACATATTTGATTAATAACAAAGGTCATAATTTTATTTTTTAAAAAGCGAGGTAACAGACTAATCTTTTTTACTGTATATACTGTTAGCCTTAATACTGCAATTCTTATTCTTAAAACTGACATAGCTTTCACCACCAAATCATTTAATAGATTTTCTTATATTAACAAATGTTTGTATAGCTCCTTGAATGTCCTTTGCCATTTTATCAATATGTTCAGGGGTACTCATTTCATCAAGTGTCTCTTTAAATGCTTGCTTGAGTTCTGGATTCTTAGCAAATATCTTTCTTATGTTTTCCTTGGATTGTTCCAACTCAGCTTTTTTATCTATCATATTCTCACCTGCCTTGAAAAAATATAAAAAAATAATTTATGTGATTCCCTTTTAGACTTAAAAAATATTATAAATAATTGTATAGCCTAACCCCAGGGATTTCAGAAATTCCCAAAATAGAAGGGTACCCCTATACTCACTCTAAATATGAATAAACTATTAATGTCGTGAAATAAACCTTTAACGACATTATTACTTATGCTCTAACGTAGTCATATAGCCATTCGTTCAATATACGCTAACTATTAATGACATTACTTGCTATATATGTTAACAATGTATTAACAAACTATATATAAACTATTAACAAATGCTATTCTTCATCAAACTCTTTAAGTTCTTTGTCCAATACATCCACTGTTACGTTGTCCTTAGGGTCTCTGCCATCATTGATTTCTATTTTAGTAGCATTACTATGTGACTTATCAAGTATCTTTGAAGAGGCATCAAACCGTATCTTCTCATTGCTTGAGTACATTAGTTTCTGTAATGTATTTAATGCTTTAACAGATAGGTAAGATATCATACTCTTACCTTGAGTTAAAAACTCTTGTTGACACTTGCCCACCTCAGCCTTAAACTCTTCTAATTCTATCCATTTATAAATGGTATTTCTAGTAACTCCTGCTTTCCTTGCCATCTGGCTAATATTCCCACCTGTAGACTTACACAGTACTGCTTTAATCTGTCTCTCATCCAACATCTAATCACCTCCTATATAGTAAACACTACGCATAAAAAGGACACCAGTTGTCCACCAGTGCCCTTTGATTAACTATTTATTGTTATATACTCTATTATACACTATATACTGTCAAATCTACTGCCATATTTATGCCATTATTTTATAGCATTTATTCCGTGTAATTGAATTGCAAATGTTCTAATAGCTTGGGTCTTAGCTCTGTAAAATGTTCTTTCACTACAGAAAGTATGTTTAAATAATGTTTCCTCTCTATAACCTAATATATAATAAGCTCTTAATATTCTCTCATCATTACTTGGAAGTCTAGCCATTACCTCATCCATTTTCTTAATTATCTTTTTAGTTAGAAAATACTCTTTTTTCTTTACTTGGAACATATACATCTTATTTATTAATTTATCATCAGGTAACTGAGAACTGTCTCCTTTTGGCATATCTGAATATTCAATAGCTTTCATTTGACCTGCATTTAGTTCTGCATTAATTTCTCTTATATCCATTTCAAGATTTATCAATGATGTTTTAAGATTATTGTAATTAATTAAAAAGTCTACAGCCTCTCTTATATAATCCAAATTTATCCTCCTTAGCTTCTTAATTTATTTTAATTTTTCAATACGTTCCTGAATCATTTTTTTCTCTGCCTCTAGTTGAGCTTTTAGTGTCCATTTCTTTTGGTTAACAGCATTTCTGATATTTATATTAAGCTGATCTATTCTACCTAAGTACATGTCCTTAACATCTATTCTCATATAAATTACCTCCATTTTAGGTCCGTGTATACTTGTGTATGTTTTTGTGTAGCCTTTTTGGGGCTATCACTGGTCTGTGTATACTTGTGTATGTTTTTTGCCTATTGTATATATATATACGTATTACATATACATATACTTACATATATTATTACTTGTATGTACTTTACCCTTAAAAGTATACACAAGTATACACGATATAGAGATACCAACACTTTGAAGGCTATAAAACATACACAAAAGCATACACTAACTATACACAACTATACATTTATTTTTACTATTTTATTTAATAATGTAATATATAAACATTTTAGATATATTTAACATATTCCGATAAATGGTAATAATTTTAATTTTCTTTACTCACGCACCTAATTATTTCCTTTTATCCATTACAATATTTTCAATAATTATTACTTTTATTCTCTTCACCATATAATCATTTGGTGATTTTTTAGCTATTTTTGTGATATAAATATCCATTTTGATGATTTTATAGCCATTATCGTGATATTATATATCATTTTTGTAATCCGTACTATTCATTAAGCAATATAATTTTTTTATAGTTGGATTCATATGATTTTGCAGTTTGTTTTTCATTCCATTTATTTATAAAATCAATAAGTTCTCCAAGGTTTACTGCATCATCATCATACTCAAAATCCTCATACATGTCTTCACTAGAACTTTCTAAAGCACTATCTATATCTATTGTAAAAGGTATTTCATTACATCCATAACACCATTTTGGTAATGTTAAACCTTCATCTTTATAATAGTCATTTAGTTCATCTACATCAGAAAAATATCTATCTGCATTATCGTCATATAACCATTCTAAACCATGTTCACTATATTTAATTTTTGTACCATTTAGAAAATGTTCCGCTGATAAACAAGTATCGCAAATTGTTCTACTTTTATCCACATGACCGCCACAAACTCTACAATTAGAAACTTCAACTTTCACCTCTTTACAACAATTGTCAGCACTTATTTTATTCAAATATGCGACACCACACTTTTCACATTTCCACGCTTTAATTTCTTTTGACATGTTTACCATCTCCTTAAATTTTGTTTCCGAATATTCTCAGATTCCATAGCTCTAAATATTTAACATTTTATATACTTAATCTGCATATATTAATTACTGGCACTGGTAAGTGTTAGGGCCCTCTTCTTTTTTATATTTTACAGATTTCCAATATAAATAAGAAGGGAGGTGAAGTCTATTGAAAAATGATGAACACTATATAATAGTTAACATCCAATTTTCGATAAAGTTCGATTTTATAAAATTGAATATATTGGATATTTTCACACTGTCAAAGGCAGTTTATAAATTAATATCTAATTTATTATAATTTTTGAGAATTCTTAACATTAAAACTGGTGTCAACAATTTCTCAAACTCTGCACTAATCCTTAACAAAAGGATTGTAAACATTATTGCATTCAGTTATATTTACTTGATGATCTTTATCTAATAATCCAATACCCTTCCAGTACAGCCCACCGCTAGCTCTACCTTTCTCAAATTCCTTTTCAATCATTTTCTTGGAAAACTTATTCACAGATAACGTATATTCTTTGTTTTCTTTACACCAAATCTCATAAGTTTTGAACAAATCGGACACATTTACCCTCACGGTTTCACTGGATGCCACTATGCACTCGTCACCTATAAATCGCTGTATAGGATCCGAATCAACTCTATATTCATCCACACTCGCTTTAACAACATCTGGAATATGTTCGCCCTCTTGCTGCCATTTCAAACAACCTTCTATCGCCCAGTTAAGTATTCCGCTCATTTCAGGCATTAGTTTATTTTCAAAGAAATTTACGTCCTTATCTTCCTCAGTAAATTTATATTTAAAAGGAATTTTTCTAACTCTTCGCCAAATACCCTCATCGTCGTTATTAATTTTCGGCATATGATTAGTTGACATCCAGAGTTTGAAAGTTGGTTTCAAGTTGAAACTTGACTCATATAAATTTCTGACCTTAACAGTTTCATCAGCACCACTTGTTAAACTTTTCAATAGTCCTTCATCAAAGGACTTGGACCCTTTCATCTCATTTACATTTACAAACCTTTTTCCTATTAATCCTGCGATTTCTTCTCTGGTGCCTTCATCTCCTATTTTCTCCATTAAACTTTTAGAGTCTAAGCTATCGGCATAATCTCCCATGAACCTCATAATAGTTTTTATAAAGGTACCTTTACCATTTGCTCCATTACCGTGAAGTATATAAAAACACTGTAAATTTGCATCACCGGTCATAGAGTAACCAATGCTTTTTTGAATATAACTAATTAACTCCTGGTCCCCCATAAATATTTTTTCAATAAATCCTATCCAATTTGGACACTGAATCTCTGGATCATACTCTACGTTTACAACCTTTGTTATAAAGTTTCTCCTATCATGTTTTTCTAACAGCCCAGTTTTAAGGTTTAAGGTGCCATTCTTTATGTTTAATAAGTAATTATTTTTATCAGTTTCAGTTATAATTACGCTGTTTTGTGTCATTGCCTGATTAATCATAGCCTTTATTTTTCCATCAGATTCACTTCTAAGGACATATTTTTTAATAGAATCTTTTAACTTTTCTTTTTTTGCTTGTTCATCATAAGGCAAGCCTTCTAGGGATATACCATCACCCTCTGCCTGTAATTTTCTTATTACTTTTCTAGCTAGGCCTTCAATCTTACCCACAAAATCAAGCTCCCAGTGTTTGCTAGACCACAGTAACCAACTTTTACGGACTGGATTATATCTAATGTTTTTACCGTAGACGGCCATTAATCTTTCAGCATTACCAACATCGCTGAAATTATAATTAACAAGACTCTCCTCAGCGGCATCATCATACTCATATATTGATGTAGAATTTATCATTTCTTCTATCTCGTCTTTACCATTACCAGCTATAATGAAATCTGTAATATCTTCTTTATCTAGAACACCTGGTATCTCCGGACGTTTAACATATTCGGCAACCTCATGAAGCTCTTGCGCAATATAATTTGCATGTGCTATACCTGGATCGTCATTATCATTAAAAATTACGACCTTGGCTCCTTTGAAAACTATATTATAAGATTTTTTCCATTTAGGTTTTTGTCTGCTAGTTGATGCTCCATCAAAGTTACAACAACAAGGGAACCCTAATGCAGTAAGGTTGTCCGCATCTTTTTCACCTTCTGCAATATAGACTTCCTCCCCTGCAGCTATAGCCTTTAAAATTAGGGGAAGATTATATATCACTGGTTCGCAACCTTCAAATTCTTTTTTTACCGGGTTTATTTTCTTACCTAAATTTTTCGTCCATTCATTGCTACCTGGATAAGTTTCGTAATGCATTCCGTCTTCTAATCCCCAGACTATGGCATCACCTATTTTTCTTCTCTGAGTAAAGTTTTTCTTTTTTTCTTCAGTAGCCTTGAACCTCACTTTTTCAAATAAAACATCACCATTACTACTTTTATATTGGTATATTCTTTCAAATCTATTATCATAATCACCTTCAGGTAATGGTCTATCAAATAAATCACTCATCTTTAGTCCTGCTGCTTCTAGTATTTCACCAATGTCGCATCCGGCATGACAGCTCATGACAGTTTTGCCCTCTCTATCGTCATGCCAAATCGACAAACTAGCTTCCTTATCTGGATGCGCAGGACAAATAGCTATATATCCTTTGCCTTTCTTCTTTACGTTTTTAAACTTAGATAAGATAATGCTAAAGTCCATGCGCTACCACCTTTCTACACTTTTGTTCGAGTTTCTATGAAACCCTTGTGGACTAATATATTTCTAATACCATACTTCAAAGTATTGTATATCTCACTGCCTGCAAATTCTTTGCCTATCGGTCTTATGACTGCATTAAATTCAGCTTCTACTCCCTTAAGTCTTTTATAAAGGGTTGCAGGTTCATAATGAGACCTATAGTTTCCTTTTCTTATATTTTCATCGAACCTTTCATCTTCTAGTAGTATGAAAAATTTGATATCATATTTATTTAATGCTGTAAGCTCTTGTTTCATTCTGTTGTAGTCGGTTTTTAAAACCTTGGCTAGATATTTTTCTCCAAATAAATCAATTATTTCTTGATTGATTTCATTTATATTGGTCTTATTGTCCTTTAAATTCATGGCCAACTCATCTATGCAAAATTTCCTTTCTATTACCAATTCATCCGTAAAATAAATATCTCTAGTTTGTCCCATAAAGCTTCCCAAAGGGAGATAGCAACCGTAATCACCATAGTCAAGTTTTTGTACTTTATACTTTTTTTTGCTTTTATTGAACCAATCAATAATATGATCATTCGCTTGTTCACGCGTATCTACTAGAACGACCATGTTTTTCAATAATTCATTTACTTCTTTATCCGTGAATTTATAGTGCAAAACTATCCCTCCTTATTTTTTAAAATGGAATGTCCCCATTATCTATAGGTGTTGCATCATTACCCCAATCATGATCTCCAGCATTTGGTTTCTCCCCCTGAGTATTATTTGTACCAGTTACTTTATCACCCCACTCAAGGAAATCAACTTCATCAGCAATCACTTCAGTGACATATCTTCGAGTGCCATCTTTAGCCTCATAATTTCTTGTCTGAATACCTCCTGAAACTCCAACTAGTTTACCCTTTGTTACATAGTTTGCAGTAGCCTCTGCAGTTTTCCCAAATACTACTACTGGTATGAAGTCCGCTTCGGGTTGCCCCTCTCTTTTAAATCTTCTATTTATTGCAATAGTGAATGTTGCTACTGCGGTTCCTGTTCCCTGTGCAAATTTTAACTCTGGATTCTTCGTCAATCTTCCAACTAAAGCAACTTTATTCAATTTTCAATTCCCCCTTTATTTTCAAACTTTTCTATTACCAAATAGGTTCCGTGAACTGTGATTTTAGTTCCTAATTTAATGTGTTTTTTCATCAACCGTATCCGTTGCTTGAAGGTCTTGAACTGTTCGACTATTACAATCTGCAATTTCTTCACCATCCTTAGGTACTGGAATATCATGATCACAATTTTGACATTTCCAAGCTCTTGAACTATCGGCTGAATACCATCGCGTGAAGCAATGAGGACATATTCTTTTCTGCATTATAGACGCTCATTCATTTTGCTTATTAAGTTTGAAATAGCATTTTTACATTTCTCATGCATCTCAGGGTAATCCTTTTTTATTTCATCCATTACTTCTAATTCATTTCTAAAAATATTTTGAAGTTCATCAAAGTAGATTTTAAATTTAATAACCGGCTGAGTAGTATTTTGGCTTGTCTTATTCCTGAGTTCTTCAAGTTCTTTTTGAACCTCCTCAGGTATTTTCTCAATTATTACTGGCTCAGCTGTTATAACATCGATGGGCTTAGCTTTTAACTGAGATTCAAGTTCATCAATTTTGCGTGCTGAACTATCTAAATCGCCTTGTATTTCTTTAAGTGATTCCTGGAGACTTACAACCTCTTCATCATTTCCAGCAGCTTTCGCTTCTCCAATGAAACTTTGAAGCTTTGCAATTTCATCACTTGATTTCTTTTTTTCTTCTTTTAGCGAATCCTTAAGTTTTTTTATATTCTCTTTAGCTGCTTCTTTCGATTCTCTTAGAAGATTATCAACAATAAACTTTTCGTCTCCTGCCTTTTTTAATGCATTTGAATATGCCTCTTTTTCATTTAAGGCTTTATCCCTATCTTTTATTGCTTGTTGCAATTCTCTTGTTGAAATATTCTCAACATCATTCTCTTTTACAAAGGTTTCTCTCTCCCCAGATGGAACGTCTAAGAGTAAAAACAATTTGTTTGTACCCAAATTCCAACCCGCATTGGAATTTGAATATTCTTCTGATATTTTCATAAACTTTCTAGCAGTTTCTTGGCTAAATTCTACTTTATTTTTTAAGTAATTTCCCCATTCTCCATGGGCTAAGCTTTCTTTTACAGATATAAGTCTTTTGCCAATTTCTATTATATTTTGAGCCGTCTGTTGCTTTAAAATTAATATTTCAACGGTTAACGTATCTATGTTTTGAATTTCATTCATAATACTTCCTCCTCATAATTTAAGCTGGAATGGATATCTTATTTTGGCTTCTTACTTTTTTCTTAGTTAATATTTTAGCTTTAAAAACTTTAACAAATTCATCTAAATATTTACTTTTAAACTTATTGTCATAACCCTGAACTTGAATAACAACATCTTTTTCGATTTCCATAGTAGCAAATGGCATATCCGGATTTTCAATATTACGTATTAATAGTAAGACTATTTGTCCTTTTGAATATTTAGTCATATATCTCTGATTGTAATCCCCGACGCAATGTTTAAGAGCTTTGCCTTCCCTAATCAATTCTTTTGTACTTGAGGCAGGTCTAATCATTAACCCATTATGTTCGAAGCAATATTTCTCTAGTAATGGTAGCCTTTCGCTTATCTTACAATCCATTAATGCATCTGCTTCTGACTCTATTCTTGCAATCATTTCTTGATGGGATTTATGCAACTCTTTGGGGAAAAGTACACGATCATCTTCAAAATTCATTTCGAGTGTTTCACAACCGTTTAGGTAGTCTCTCCAAGTTCTTATAATATTGGACATATGCTCATCTGCGTGGTATTGTTTTTCAAGATAATTAATTGCCCTTTCAAACGATGTATGCTTGGTTACCTCTTCGAGACAACCATAGTTCGTGCCATACTTTCTGACCCAATTTAAAATATGTTCTGTAAATGTCTGTCCTTCCTTCTTGGCTTCTCTGTATTCTTTTAGTTCGCTCCCCTTGATATTTACTTTTTGAAGAAAAGTAATGTCACCCTTTCCAACGCCCAAAATTTCTATGATGTTTTTACCGTTTAATTTCACTTCATTTGAACTAACCCCATATCGGGTTAAAGATTCATTGACTAGATTAAATAATGAAAGTTTTGTGAGATACTCAATTGATGGATATTCAAGGTACCTATCCAAGTACGCCAATACATTGAATAGACCTGCATGAGTTGCATAAGCACCTATTGCGCTATATTTCCATGGAGTATCCACTAATAGTGATTCAAGGCCTTTTGTATATAAAAAATAGCTTCTAATTATTCTGTTGTTTTTCAATCGGTGCCAACTTGGAGCCTCCCAACCGCTAGGCCTATACGCACTTTTCCATTCAAACATAAAAATAGTTTTATTTTTAATTACATATCTTGCTTCTTCGTAGTACCTAGTTTCCGGATTTTTATAATGATCAGAGTAATTCCTATATATTGTGAAGCATCTTACGATTATCGCTCCTTCTAATTTTCCTTCGCCCTTTTCAATAATGGCCATTGATGAATCGTCGCTAACGTGCTTAGATTTCCCTATAGCCTTAAACATGATTTTGCTTTTGCACCTTGGACATTGTCCGCGTAGATTATGTTTGGCTTCTAACACTTGAACATCCGAATTACAAACAGTGCACCGTCCATTTACTTTTTTCTTATCGCGCTTATAATAAATATATCTACTCGAAAGGAGAGGAACTTCATTGATCCATTTATCAATGTCCTTTGGTAATTTTTTAATTTGCGCCATAACAGCTGATGTCTGCATCTTAATTTGGTCATGACGCTTGTTGTTCTTGTTAAGTCTCACTTCCTTTTGAAAATCCTCTAATGCAGATAATGTATCAGACGCACCATTTTTAAAAAATTCGCCTCCACACGTTTCAGAGTCATCATCTGCCATCATTATCGATTGTCGTTGCCAACCCCAATCAAGCAAACTATCCAACATACAAGTTGACCATTTCTCTTCTTGGATTTTATCTGTAATAAAATCTCTTCTATTCGCAAACACTCGGAATTCAGGTTTTTTATTTTTGGTACTAAAAAATGTAACGGTTAATATTTCCTCTCCCAATTCACGTTCTTTGGTTACCCTCGCAATAGCAACATATTTGATACCACTTCTTTTAGTTTTTATGGGTTCAGGATATTCCTCAACCGGTATCATACTTAATTTTACCTTTTGCATATCTCTTCCCCCTAAAAATCAAGTTCAACGTTAAATTCAACGTTTGGCTTTTTTTCTTTAATTGTAGGTACTTCCACTATAGTTTCATTGACCTTAGACGCTGGATTCATAATGGTTGATTCAATTCCGAAATACTTTAGTACTATTCCAAAACCTTCTTGATCTGTTAGAGTCGCATGATTACCAACTTTCTTTTTTGCAGCAACTTTGCTCATTTCCTCGAAACTTTTACCGATTGTTTTCCCCTCCTGCATAATCTTTTCTGCATTGCTATGATTGTTCTGAAGGTGCTGGAGAAGAAAGTCTCCGACAACCTGAATACAAGGATCATTTTTGCTACTAGCTATTTCAGTTTTTATTTTTTCAATTGCTTTTTCTAACATTATTAATTACCTCCAATAATATTTAATCTTGCAAATTCTCCGAATAATTCAAGGGCTTTTGTATTATAAATTATTGCTGCCTTTTCCTCGGATTCATGCAGCCCTAGGTATATGTTTTCACCATCCTTACAGATATTAACTTGCCATTTCTTACGTCTTATGTGCCACGCTACACCTTTGTACTTTGAAGATGTATTCTTATGCGATTTTGTGTTGAAACAATTTTTCTGATTTGTTGTTATCCTAAGTTTAGATTTTCTATTATCTAAACCATTCCCATTGATATGGTCAACTATTTCTCCTAATTTTGCATGCATAATTTCTCTATGCATCTTAACTCCCGTTCTTTTGTGAGCGCTAATTTGAACGTTCCTTTTAGCGTAAAAAGTTGAACCATTTTTCTTTTTATCTGCATACCATTTAAATTGATTTAATCTTTCATAGTCTTCATCATCTACTAATGCCACCTGTCCTTGCGTTAAAAGAATTTCTCTCATATCAATTGCCCCTAACCATTAAAAATAATCTTGCTACCTTGATCCCCGGTGTCTATTACTTCAATAAGCTGAGGAAATCTTGCTTTGAAAGCAGGATCATGAGAAATTGACAATATTCTCATTTCCGGGTAATTTACATGTATAGTTTCCAACGCATCGCAATAGGCTTGTACTCCTTCTCCATCCAAGAATGGACATTCATCAATGAACATCATGGCTAATCGTATTCCCACTCTATTGGCTTTCAAATCAGCTAGACTAAATGCTACAGCAAGTGAAACTTTTACTTTCTGTCCACCGGACCTACTTAGATATGGCATGGTGCCTCTTTGATAATCAGAAATCCAAATTTCTAATACGTTAATTTCTTTACCACTTTTTAATGACTTATCCATCCTCATTTCAATGGACATTTTGCCACCAGTCATTTGGCTTAGTATTTCATTCGCCTGTGCACTAAGTTCTGGAACCACACTTCTAACGATTTGGAAAGGTATCCCATCGATAGAAAAAGCTCTTACTAATAAATTGTTTTTTATAGTCATTGAAGCAACTCCTGCGAGCTTTACTACTTTGGATTCTTTTTCAGTTTCAATCAGTATTAATTCATCAATCTTTGATAAATCAACCCTTATCAAAACCTCAATGTTTGTTAACTCATTTTTGTAGCTTTTAATTGCATTCTCTTTTGCAGAAACATCACTATCCGTAATAGCTACAATTTCCATTTCATCAGCTAAACGGTCTCTATCAACTGTTAAATGAAAAACATCAGCTTCCTTAACTGTTATTTCTTTGTCCAATACATCTAATCTTTCATTTGTAGTTGTTAATAATTGCTTAGCTATAGGTAATTCATCCTTACCCTTGTACCAATGTTCTAGCGTTGGCATTGCCTGTTCTAAAGTTGGCAACTCTGAAATCTCTGCTTGGAGCACTTTATATTCATCCTCTAAAGTCACTAGTTTTGTTTCTAAACTCTCTAGCTTTTTTCTAAGTTCAGCCTGTATCTCTAGTTCATTTTTTAACATTTCATCTTTACCTGAAAGACTTAATAACTGTTCTTTTTTCTTTCTTATTTCTATAACTTTTTTACCAGTGCTTTCATGTACCACAGGGCTATAGTCATGAGCCATTACCTTTTCAGATATTATTCTATGCGTTTTACTAATTGCAATAAATGCATTAAAATCAATTGATTCACAATCCTTCTTATCATTTTCTAATCCTTCAATTTTATTTTTAGATTCCATTGCATCTTTAAGAAAATTGCATGTAGGCTTTTCAATGAGGCAATTACTATTTTCAATTAGTTCAGCTTTCTTTTTACAACTATTTAATTCCGATTCTATTTTCTCCCACTTATTCTCATAGTTTTTCTGAGCCATTTTATGTTCTTGGAATGCCTTTGATTGCTCCTGTTCCAAAGATAACAATTCAAGCTTTGCTTTATCCATTACCCCTAACTCTTTCTCTAATGTTTCAAGTGAATCTACCGCTAATTGCAAAACTTCTTTATTTTTCAAGTCAACCCTTAGAGTATTTATCTTCCTATCATTTACTATTGTCTCGACTCCAGTCTTCTTTATATCTAAACTTACAGAAACAACCTCAGACTGTTTATTGTTAACCAAAGTCTGTCTAGCCTTAAGCATTGTTATTTTGTCTTTAGTGGTCTCATATTCACTAATTTTAAGAAGTATAGTTTCCTCTTTATCAACTACCTTTTGAGCCTTTTCTTTATCTAGAGTAAGTTTTATTTTTTCAGTACTCCTAACTCCAATATCTGTAGTAATTGATATAATTTTCTCTGTTAAAATTTTTAATTCAAACTGAATATCTTTTAGCTTTTCAAGTTGAGATTTAAGCTCTTTCAACTGTTCCTCTTCCTTTAAAATTGATTGAAACATCATTACTTTTTCAGAATTATTGCCTTTTAAACTTTCCTCATACACTGCTTTTGTACTTAATTTTTGGTCCAATGAAGCAATCTCATTTTTAAGGGTATCAACCTTTTTATTTTGTATTTTCAATTCTGCCTTAGCGAGATCATTCAGTTTGTCATAAATTCCTAAACCAAGGATATTTCCCAATACTTGCATACGATCCGCTTTGTCAGCTTCTAAAAATACACCGTAATTATCTTGCATAATCAGAGCACAACTCTTAAATGTTAGAGCATCCATCCCAAGTAGATTTAATATTTTGGTCTGGGTTAGAGTTTTGTTATCCTCACTAAAATCTTTCCATTCAGTTTCTACATATCTTTGAAGTGCCAATGTAGTTTTTCCTGACTTAACTCGAGTTCTTATAACCCTCCATTTATCTGCGCCCATTAGGAATTCAAAGGTCATAGCACCACTTTTTACAGTATCTCCGTTACTTATCCATCCAGTAAGCTCACCCTCACGAGGCTCTTCATACAAACAATCTGCTATTGCATCCATAAAAAATGAGCTCTTACCTATCCCATTAGGACCATTTACAGTGGCAAAACTTATCTTAGTAAAGTCAAATTCCTCCTGCAGATAACTTCTATAATTCTTAACCTCTAATCGTAATGGCTCAAATACTCCACTCAATTTTCCAGTTGGAAGGGATGCACTCACAGTTGTAATCATCGGTCTTGATAGTTCCAAAATATCTTTTATATCATCTTCAGGTACCTCTTTCTTAAGTAGCCATAATTTCAAATTATCCTCTACGGTATCATTTTCATTCAATGCATTTTTATCTACTGTGACCAAGATTTTCTCCGGTCTTATTTCACTTACATAAAAAGCTCCTGCTGCGTACAATGCTTTCTCTAAACTTTTCCTGCTAAACTGCTTATTCAATTCATCACTGCAGCTATAAATAACTCTGATTATTTTATTCTTAATTAATTCTAAGTTAGCCCATGAATTTTCACATAATCCATTATTGAGGAATTCCAAAACTCCTTCGTCCTCCCATTTCAATGTCAAAAACTCTCTTGATGGTGTGTTTATAAATTTTGAATTTAACTGCATTGAATCATCATCAAAGTCATGAATATAGAAACCTTTCTTTTGTCCCTCTTCATTAAATGAAATAGCATTTGGTGGACCAGAGTAATAGACAGGCCTACCACAGTTAGGAATTGATTGTGCTTTATGAATATGCCCAAGACACACTAAATCATAATTTGAAGCTTCAAGTGCTGCAGTGGGGATTACAATATCACTATTCATGAATAATGCTTCACCGTTTCCAGTAGTAGACCCCATTACCGTATAATGACTCATGAGTATTAAGGGGAAAGCTTTTATAGCATCTATTCCAATACCCATAATTACCTCGCCCAGCGCTTCACTAATGGCTTTGTTTTCATCCTCGAAATCCATGCCGGGGAATAGTGATCTAAAATATCCTTTATCCATTCCAGGAACTGCTGCAACTTGAATGCCACCGGCTTTAGTATTTATAGTTAAAAGCTGAGGTTCTGTAATTACAATTAAATTATCTATATTCATCTTTCTAATATTTTCGAATGCAGCCATGCTATCGTGGTTTCCAGTTCCCCACATCAGAACCGTTGGAGCTATGGAACATAAACTTCTAAGCCAACTTGTCGCAAATATTATTTCCTTGAGCATTTCATCGGCCCATAATTTACTCTTATTAAACAAATCTCCCGAGATTACTATAATGTCTACATCTTCTTCAAGCGCCTTATCCTCGATAAAATTCATACATTTAATGGTGTCCATCATTCTAGCATTTTCACCATTAATTACTGGTCCGTTTAACTCTCCAAGATGAATGTCTGCAGTATGCAATATCTTCATGCTAATATCCCCCTCATTCTCGTAACTATTAATATATCTAATTTCTGAGAAACCTTTATTGTCTGCTTATCCATTAAGCCTTTAGATTTAATTGCCTTATCAAGTTTCTCTTTCATAACATCAATCTTTACATCAATATCCATTATTTACACGCCTCCAAATCCAATACTCTCTCAGTTAATTCATGATTTTCAGCTATTAAATTTTTGTTTTGTTTTTCGAGTTCATCAATTTTCTGCTCAAAGGCCTTTCTTAACTCACTTCTCATTTTTACCTGTCTCCTTTGCTTTTCTAAACGCTGCAAGCACTTCTTTTTGACAGTCAGGGCAGTATATTTCCCCTTGGAATTTAGTTTTAGAATATGTGATTATTGCATCTGCGGTCCATTGTTCGTCTATTCCTTCAATAGCAAGTCCACATTTACCACATGCAACATTTGGCACATCTTCTATTATTTCAGCATCTACAGATGGAATATCTTCATTGTTTTCACCTGTAGATTCATCATTTGAAACACTGTCTGAATCAGTGGGGGCTTCTATTTGTTTAGTGCTTGGACTTGGTCCAAACAAAGAATTCAAACTATTTGCATACTGATTTATCATTACATTTTTAAGCTCTGGATTGTCTAAGTTAGGAACGTAATGGGCAACTATAAAAGGTTTTTTTAATTCGTCCTTTGTATAAGTTGGCTTTATGCTCATTGCTTCACGCAGTGCTCTATTAAGTGCCTTGGTTTCACACTGTCCACGTTTATGAGATAGAAACTGTGTTAACTGTTTTTCCACTGCATCTGCCTTTTCTTTGTCTGTTGCATTAACTGGTTTTTTATTTTTATAAACTTTTAAATTTTTCTTTTGTTCAATATATTCAGCTTTTAAATCATCAATAATTATTTCCTTAGTAGCAGTTAATGTTCTAAATTGACCAGATGCTTCTGGGACTGAAATCACAACTTCGTGGGCTGTATCCCTTGTATCATACTCAACCACTTTTCCTATTGCCCTAGCCATTTCTATGGCTGTTTGGTGCGTACTTGGAATTATAGCTTTTGAAGATATTATTTTAATTCCTGCAGCACTCATTAACTTTGAAAGAGCTGTTTTATTTAGTGCTAATTTATCAACAGAATTATCTCCATATCCCTTAGTTTGAACATAAACATCTCCACCATTTATATCATTGCTTATTTCAACCTCGTTGATAACGATCTTGTACATAGAACTAATCTCCTGCATTGTCTTTACAGGTACCAGTAAATTATATTTGTCTGTTGGATAATTATTTAAAATTGCTATTTCTCTATTTTCTTCCATTACTTTTCACTCTCCAGTTTGTTGATTTTTTCTTTTAACTCTTTTATTTCCTCTTCCTGTTCCTTAACTATCAGCATATATTCTTCTAATGATTTTGCACATTCAGTAATTGTGAATTTATAATCTGAAAGTGATTCGACTAATTCTTTAGTTCCTTTTTCATTCATGTAACTACCTCCTAAAAATTCTTACCTGAAGCAAAGGCACGTATTGATGGCTTGTCCTTATAATTCATCCTGTTAATTTGAATTTGTATTTTTCTTCTAATGGGCTTAACTGTCTGCTCCAGTTGTGGTACAATTATCTCGAATGTTTTTTTAAGATACTTTTCTTTTTCCCATGGATCCATTGGTGTGGATCCATTTTTCTTTCTCAGCTTCAATAAAATATCTACTTTCATTTCTGCAGCTAACAGTTGAATGGCTGCAACTTCGATAAACTCAGTAGCAGCATAATTGAAATTTTGCTCTGCTTGTTTTAAATCCATAATAGCTTCGGTGATTCCACTATTTCTCTTCATTTATATCCTCCTTAATACCCCTCAATTTCTCTAATTTTATCTTCATATCTTTTAATATTTCTTTTAGCATCCATCGTTGCGCTGTGTTCTACTCCATGACTAAATTTAAGTAGTCCTCTAAGACGTTCTCTCTCTCTTTCTAAATTTTCTTTCCAAAACAGTAAATCGACTTTAGATAATTTTTGATTAAATGATGCGTTGCTTTCCATTGGTGCCTCCTTTATTAATTTATTTTAGTAAGCATTGCGCTTATTTTGAAATGTTGTCATATTGCGATATTCATTGAATATATTAAAGTGTGAAGTATTGGGTTTTTTAGATATGAAATAAATTTTTATTTAGGCTTCTCAGCCTTATAATTGTTTTTTCTCAGTAGTTATTTTTTCTAACCATTTCATAAACATTTCTCTGTTGATCAATGTTTTTATGCCTACCTTAAATGCTGGAAAATCATTTGTGAATGTTAACTCTGTTAATTTTTCTCTACCTATACCACTTACCTCTGCAGCTTCTCTTATAGTCAGTGTTAATTTTGGTTCCTTAGGCTGCATACATTCCTTTAGCATTTCTTTTAACTGATCCTTTGTAATCTCCATTTACTCCGCCACCTTTACATCAGGGAAGAAAACTGCCTGGACACTTTCTGAAAGTGCATCTGCTATTTTCTGCATTGCTTCTCTTGATGGATTTGTTCTATTGTCATTTTCTAAATTAGAAATATAACTGGCTGTTAATCCTGTTAATTCTGCAATTTTATAAACTGAAAATCCAAGTTTATTTCTATAAAACTTTATCTTGGTCAACTTGTTCACCTCCGCTTCGTGTTCCATGAGAATACAATATCATGTTCTATGAGAATATGTAAAATGTAGCATGTCCCTTTAGAACTCATTAGAATAAATTACCATGTTCTGTGGGAATATATCTCTCTATTTCTTCTATTTACTATTGACTTCATATTCTAATAGCATATAATGTATTCTAGGAGAACATAATTTATACTTTAATAGTAATTAATACTTTAAGAATATATCGGAGGAATTATATATGATACTCGGTGACAATATAAAAAAAATAAGAGAATGGAAAGAATTAGGATTAAATGAACTAGCAAGAATTGCTAATATGAACGCTAGCTATCTTTCAGCAATCGAGCAAAATAAAAAGACTAATCCATCTGTTAAAACCTTAGAAAAAATTGCTGATGCACTTGGTGTTTCTTCTAAAGATTTTTTTAGGACCGAACCAATGAGTAATGAAGAATCTTTAATGGAATCATATGAGTCAAGTAGAGAAAATAGAAATATTATTCCTACCAAGTTTACAAAGATATACGAAGCACGTGAGTATTTAGAAATGCATCAAATATTAGCAGCTGAAGGATTTGATTTAAGCAAAATGAATGATGAAGATGTCCTAGACTTTGCAAATGAAATGTTAAAACAAATGAAACTTATAAGCTATAAATATAAAAAATAAGTTTATGAAAGGGATAGTACTATGGCACGTAAGATAAATATTGAAATAAACGGAAAAGAATATTATAGGATAACTTCTTCTTTTGGGAGAGGTAGTGATGGGAAATTAATCAGAAAAGCATTTTATGGTGATTCTAAAAAAGATGCTGAAGCTAAACGAGATGAATATAAACTAGGGATGAAAAATGGATTAAACAAAGATTTTAAAAATGTTTCATTTGGTGATCTAGTACATTCATGGTTATTCGAGACAATAAGAATATCAAATAAAATTAAGCCCTCCACCTTTGAAAGATATGAGGGCATTTATCGTAATTATATTAAAGATAGTATATTGTATGGACTAAAGCTAAGTGAGTTAAAATCTATTCAGATACAAAGATATTATAATAAATTACTTAAAGATGGTAAAAGCAGTAATGTAATTAATAATCTGAATAAGTTAATTAAATATTTTTTAAATTATGCAGTTGACGAAGGATATTTAATTAAAAATCCCTGTAATGGTAAAACAATTGTTATACCTGGAGAATCTGTAAAAGAGACAGAGGTTAGACCATTTACTGATAATGAAATTATTCTTTTAAGGGCTGTATTAGATAGCCATAGACTAAAGGCATTATTCTTATTGGATTTAGCTACTGGATTACGACAAGGCGAACTCTTAGGGCTTAAATGGTCTGATATAGATATGATTAATAAAGAATTGCATGTAAAAAGAAGTTTAAAACAAGTAAGTATAATATCCGCGGATGGAACTAGAAAACGTAAAACCATTGAGCAAATACCCAAAACAAAGGGTTCCATAAGAACTGTTCCTATTCCTAATAATTTAATAAATATATTAAAGGCTCACAGCTCTATTCAAAAACAAGAAAAACTTAAAGCTGGATCATCCTATAAAGTTAGTGATTTTGTATTTACTACTGAGGTTGGTACCACGATTGATGCTAGGAATATAACTAGGCAATATGAAAGATTATTAATAAGGACTAAAATAGATTATAGGAAATTCCATTCTATGAGACATACTTATGCTACAAAGTTATTTGAAAGAAATGTTAAATTAAAAACTGTATCTAAATTATTAGGTCATAGTAGCATAGCAATTACTGCTGATATTTATACTCATGTAATGCCAAAAGAGAAAAATGATGCTGCTAATTCTATTGATGATTTATTTGATTAATGTGAGGGAAACAACATCTTTTTATTTTTTATACTTTTCTAGTGTGTTAAAAGTGTGTTAAATAAAAAATATAGCGAGTTTTACATTTCTGTAGAACTCGCTATATCAACGTTCATGGTGCGCCCAGCGGGAGTCGAACCCACGACCTACAGATTCGAAATTTTACTTTTTATAGCTTTCTATATATTCATACAACTTATTCATACCAACGCTTTATGTACTATATCATAATATAACATTCTATAG